TTTTTTGAGTCCGGATGTGGCCACATCAACTCTGGGAACTATTACCTTATTTGTTGGTAATGCGGGATTCGAACCTGCCACCTTCTCGGTATCAGCGAGATGCTCTAACCAAATGAGCTAATTACCAATATTGTCGGATAGGCAGGATTCGAACCTGCGTGCTCTGCTTCCCAAAAGCAGCGAGATAGACCTGACTCCTCTACTATCCGTTATTGTGAACCCGAATGGACTCGAACCATTGACTCCCTCATTAAAAGTGAGGTGCTCTAACCAACTGAGCTACGGATTCAATTGTGGGACCTAATGGAATCGAACCATTTCCTTTGGATTTTCAGTCCAACGTACGCACCAGCTATACGAAAGCCCCAATTGGTGGGAGTAGACGGACTCGAACCGCCGAACCCGAAGGAGAGCATTTACAGTGCCCCGCAATTGCCGCTATGCGATACTCCCAATTTCCAATTTTGTTATCACCATTTCCCCTCTAAACGAGCGGCGTGTTCCGGATTGGTAACCGTTAGTAGGAGATATAGGATTCGAACCTATGACCCTTTGGATGTAAACCAAATGCTCTAACCAACTGAGCTAATCTTCTATTTGGCGGGGGAAGATGGATTCGAACCAACAACCTTTGAATTAACAGTTCACTGCTCTACCGTTGAGCTATACCCCCAAAACAAAAAACCCCTAACTTTGTGAGTTAGAGGTTTAAATATTCTTATAAAATTTTTACACTTTATCCTAATATGATGTCCTCTAACTTTGTACTAATATAATCCACTTTGCCTAAATTCAAGACTGCCGGATTTGCTATCGTACTAAACATACCATTCCCTGTCCACTCATTTCTTTGCGGTTGCAGGTTACAAATTGTATGTTGCGTTAAAGTTTTCATCGTTAATATATATCTAATTATTTTAATTTATTCATTTTTTTAAAAAAAGAGTTTTGGAAGGCGGAACTCTTAATATTGTACTTCTATCTGAACCGGCAATATTTTATCGTGTCTTATTGCGTTTTTGTTGAAAACCCTTCCGAAAAACAGCTACCCTTACTTACTTTTTAGTTTATGCTTTTAGGTCATTTAAACTAAGTTGCCTTATTAGCCAAGCACAATCTTAAATGTGGACCACGAGAATCTTAATTGAGCGGTGAAAGGTGCTGCCCCCCTCCTCCTATCTGGAATGATAGGCGTGCTACTGTTACACTAACACCGCTTATAAAAAAAGGATGAGAATACTCCTTTTGGCGAACCAGCTTTAGAAAGATTATTTGATTCCTTCCGTTTCCACACCCTTTTGAGGTGTACCAATTCAATGTGGGTTAGTAATGCCAACCACTCATAGAGTTTCAAACTACTCTCTTCCTACTTATTTTCTTCAAGCCTCGCAGCCTGATTAGTTCTTGCGGAATTAGAAACCTTTCAAAAGAATCACAGACCTCTTGCGGAGGTATCGTGGCAGGGAACAACTCCCTACTATGTACACACCTTTCATCTGAAACTGGTAAACACTTTTGCTTAATTTGATTTATAAGTTTGCACTTCATACGGCAAATTGAGTTTTGGTTTGTAGATGGATTCGAGTAGTGGTTTACCACCAGCTCCGTTATCTTTTGAACAACAGAATACTATACTACTCAATGTGTTATCCCTAACACCATACATCAAGTCATCTTCAATAGAAGGGGTTGGTGCCCCACTCTAAAGGATAGTAACGCCACCACGCGTACACAGTCTTATCTTACGTCCTTTCGGATAGCTTGATTCTCAAGACCACTTTGGTATTGAATCACGCAATGATAAGGAGAGATTAAGTCCTTACTTCTCGCAATAATTCTATGAGTTATTCTTATTGATGTTCCCATCTCAACTGAACAATCTACGTTTGCCCAGTCATTTCGGCTCTTCGATGATAGTGTTACCCCCATCTACAAAGTCAAAATGATATCTCACTTGCCTACTCAAGCTTATCTCCCTTACGGGGGAGTAGCCGCAGTTACATTAACCAATGTACCCACTTTATCCTACTTTCGTAGTTTATTTCACGACCATAGGCGGCCGTTGTTACACTATGTAGAACGAATCTACTATGTGTAATCTTTTCAGTATTTTAAAGAACATTTTTGAAGTTGAATACCGAGTATCTTTCATTACCTATAAGTTTCAAACTTATTATAAAGATACGAAAAGTTTTTCAAACTTCCTAATTTATTTTACTTTTTTTGTTGAACATTTTCGGCTATCCTGCTAATGTGTGTTTAGACTATACTGCCTTCCTACTTCTGAACAACTTTACAAATATACGAAAACATTTTCACATTTCCTAATTTATTTGTAAATATTTTTTTAGTTGCGGATGAAGGATTCGAACCTCCGACCTTATGGTTATGAGCCACACGAGCTACCACTGCTCTAATCCGCGATATAATTTTAAAGAACTTCTATATTGTTGTATTTATATATATACAAATATACGGAAAAAAATAAAAAATACAAAATAATTTTTACTTTTTTTTTGTGGAGGTGGAGGGAGTCGAACCCTCGTCCAAATACGGAGTTAATAACCATCGTTCACAAGCTTATTTAGTTTTTCTTAACTAACAAAATAAATAGTTTCTAATTCCCCGTTGCTACTATTAAACTTAGATGGTTCTATTGTTAAGGATAATTACCAAAAACACTTCCTATTTCTTTTCGGATAGAAATCACACCTGGTTTCACATTCTTTTTTACCTCACGATGTGTGCGAGGAAGGATTAGGCTGCTACAGCGTAATCGGCACCTACGAAAGACATTGCATCTTCGAAGGTCATTGTAGATAATTCTACTGCGTTTATTGTTCGATAGGTATTTACGGATTTCCATCTAACCCGGCTTGCATCAACTTACCAATTCATCGTACCTGTCAAATCCAGGCACCCCCTTATTTCAAATAACTTATTACAAATATACAGAAAGTTTTTTAAACTTCCAAATTTATTTTATAATATTTGCGTTTTTCAACATTAATTGTGTGGTTACCCACTTCTTACCAATTGGATTCTTTATGCCAGAAGTAATAAAATTACTAACATTCTTTTTAATATCTCCGGTAACATTATTACCATCATTACTATTATCCACAATACGGAAATTACCGCTGAACATTGTTTGGAATTTACCCAAATTGTTTTGGCAATCTTTCCAAATTGGAATCAATAGGTTTTCTGGCAATACTCTATCTCTCTTAGAGTTTCTATGTTTAGCAACTTCCAAAGATGTGTTTACAAATACCATAAAGGTATCGTATCCCAATGCTTCAGCTCTTTGCTTTTGTTTTTGAATCTTAGCTACATCATCACCCGTTCCATCGATAACCATTCCTAATCTACCCTCTTCATAAAATGATTTAATCTTTTGAGTAGTTTGCTTAGCCAATTCTCTTACACCATGTGGGTCTTTAGTAATCTTATCCCATAATTCGGGTTGCTCTTTTTCTATCTTAGCTAAATCCTTTGGGTCAATTCCATTCTTTTTTAATTGAGCTTCAAATGCCGTATCTGAATTTACAGACTTCAAACCACTAGCTGAAAAAGATGCAATACCTTGTATTCCAAATATCTCTTTTGATACTTTTGATTTACCACTACCAGGTCCTCCTGCTAAAAATATACATTTTAGAATGCCTGGGTCATATACACCCTCCTTTAACAAATCAGTTAATCGCATCATTATAGTATTTTTTTAATTATATTATCCATATTTAAATCAAATGCATATCCTGCGCCTGGATATCTCATATTAGATTGAAATTTCAATCCAGTCTTTTTTTCTAAACGGATTATAACTAAATCTCTAAAATCTTTATCGGTTGCATTCTTTTTACTTTTAATCAATTCAATTGCATCCAATCCCTTACTATCGGGTATTAATATGAGTGTATTTTCTTTAGATGTAATAGTAAAGTTTACATCAGCTATTGCGAAAAAATCCAACTTAGTTTTAGCCTCTGCTAATAATGTTTTTAATTTTATCATCTTACATCAAATTTTTCTATGATTGCAATAGCAGCTTCCATATGTTTAACTGCTTCCTTACTATATGGTCTAATATTGTGAATAACGTGCTTCAAATCATCCAATGCTTTTTCTCTTGTCATATTATGCATTGTTGCTTCTGAAATGGTTTCTCTTAATTTTCCTAAATGGTTAAGAGCATCCTTTTCGTTCTTCTTAAAGTAATCTACAACTTCTCTTTTAGTATCAAATGATAATTGACCCTTTCCTTTCTTTACATCATCAACCCAAAATGAATCAGAATCTCTATTGTATTCGTAGTATCCTACAAGTTTTCCGTTTGATAATACCTTACCATCTTTAACATCCCAATTCTCTCTTAATAAGTCTTTTAATTTCATTAGTTGATATAGCAGTTTAGTTCGTATTTGGATTTCATTCCATATACTTGGATGTGTAATTGCTTTCTTTGAACTTTACCATCTTTGGATAATTCAATACTGAATCTATTAGTCTTACCTTCGGATGGTTTCTTTGGCCCCATTCCTATTTTTCTGAACGAATCATCATCATTTATTTCATATCCTTGCTTCTCTGCATATTCTTTGGCCGCATTGATAGCTGATGTATATGTATTATGATAAGTTTCAATCTTAGCAGCTTCTTTTAGAACTGATTTGATTTTTGACTCAGCTATAATTGATTTTAATGTTATCATTTGTTTAAAAGTTTATTATAAATATAAGATAATATTATAATCCTACTTCTTCCCAATTAGAATTGTTGAATCCAGCATCTCTTTTAACTGATACGGATAGTGCTCTATTACGTTCTTCATCTTTTGAAGAGTTGTTATTGATTAGGATACGTTCCTCTCTACCAATACCCATTACTAATTGATGGAATTGAAATCCTGCGTTTCCTAATTGTCTAACGGTTACTCCTCTCAAAGAATCAGGTCGTGCGGTAGTGATTACAATGTGATGTCCGGCATCAATCCACTCTCTAAATTTCTCTGCAGCGCCTGGTAGAACTTCAAAGTTATTTTCATTTAGTTCATTAAAATCTACTTGTCTTAAAAGAGTTCCATCGATATCACAAAAGATAGTTTTTACATTTTTCTGGCTCATACTCATTACGTTTTTATTGACAACAAATATACAAAATATATCCGATATATCAAAGCTTTTTTACTTATTTTTTATTACCAAATCCAATTATTTGGGGTTTATCGGCAGATTCCATATATTGTTTCAATACATCTTCTCTATTATGAATTAGGGTTGCGGTCATCATTAATAATTCCATATCCCACTCATCCTCAACCCACTCTTTAAATAATTTTGTTAGTAATTTTGATTTTAATTTTCTAATCATATTACCAACTTGATGAATAAAGATACTCACCTCTTTCATCTTCTAACGCTTCTTTAAGAATCTCAATTGTATTATCGATACCATTGAAATACCACTCATCATATTCAGTACCTCCAAAGAAGAAACCACTTGCTGACGGTAATAACTCATCAGCTAATGAATTATCTGCTTTAACTTTTTCACATAATTCCAATAGAGTTTCCAAAGTGGATTTACTTACATAGTATTCACCACAATCATCATTACCATTCTGAACATTCTCTACGAACCAGCGATGGATTTGATTTTGCTTTCGCCAATATCCAGCCTCTTCAATAATATACTTAACCTTTTTAGGGTCAATCTTTGTAGGTTCACCACCTTTGGTTACTTTTACCTCATAGTTGTCAGCACCATTGTGTTCCCAATATTGAACATAAGTGTGTTTGTTTAAATACATGTCTAATCCCATAATTTTAAATTTTAAAGTTTATATAATTAATTTTTTAAAGATGGCAATTCATATTACACATTGCCAATAAATAAATGTTGTTTCTACAATCTGAATCTGCTCTATTAAGTGCTAAGTATAAGTTATTAGCAACTACGGCTTCAACGAACCCACCACCGGCGTAAGAACTCTTATCACGTGTACACATAATAGAAACCATGATATCCAAAATATGTTCACTTACATTTGTGAATCCATACTCAATAGCAAACTTCGTTGCTCTTTCATAACATTGTTCTCTGATATCCATATTTTAAGTTTTAAGTTTTAAGAAATTATAAACAAGCAATTGCTTTTTCAATATTAGATTCCGAATAACCATACGTTTTAGCTTTCTCAATAGCTTTCTCTAAGGATAACACACCAAACACATATTCACCAGCGATTAACCCTCTAAGAGTTTTGATTGCCGATGGCCAACTTCCATGCGGAGCGGCGTTGTTACAACTAACATACTTAGCGTAAGATTCTATCTTAGTACCATTTTCGGTTACATTACCCTCACCATATTCGTAGATATCTTCCATACCATTGTATTTACCACCTGAAAGAGAATTAACGAAACCAGCGATTGATTTCCATTCTTTACTATCGTAATCCACATCAGAACCATCAGCGTTACATACATAAACCGAAACCGAATTACCATTAGCGAATGTTTCTGAACTAGCCCATACCAATAAGTTAGGGAAGTTTTTCTTAACGAATTGTTTTGAGATGGAAGCAACTTCTTTACGTCCGATACGGATGAAAGGAGTTTCGATTGGCTCACCCCAATAATTTGTAGTGATTAAACAATTAGATGGTACTTCACAAACCATTCCAGCGTAGTTGAATTTCATTTTAGTTTTCATATCTCTCATTTTTTATTACATAGTAAATATACGAAATAAATTTGGAATTGCCAAATATTTTACAGAGTATTTTTAATATTTTTTATATGTTTACACTCTTTTCCTCTACCCCACCCATATGCCGGGCAACTACAATTCCAAATTCCACCATCATTTAATACATTATATACATTACCCCTACTACCATCTACTTTATATGCTTTTCTAATATAAACTTTTTTAGGTGCACGTCTTACAATAGATGTACTATATGTAGCTTTACGCCACATCCTATTAAGCTCTTCCCATTCGTATTTCCTATCCACCTTAACCCATCCTAATTTAGAATCGGTAGTTGCTATATACCATTGCCCATCTACTACGGATTGAAAGGAAACTGGTGGTAATAATGAATTTATAATCATTGTTTATCTATATAAGGTTACAAATGAACCAAAGTTTTTATCAAAGACATTTACTGCATTTTCATAATCACCACTCATCATTTCTTTTTGAATTTCTGCACTATCCAATCCCAATTGTTTGGCCAAATTTCTAGCAGTTCCAATTAAGAAAAATACATTACCTTGTGGACCTGTAAGGTCGATTTCGATGCCAGATTTTGTTGATTTAGATTTTATCATTGTTTAAGTTTTAATTAAAAGAAAAATGCGTTCCAAACATACGAAATTGGTACTAAATACCTCTCCCCAATCCTACTTTCATCGCCTGAACGATATGGAGATTGAACCACTTCAAATGTGCAGGTCTTTTTATTAACCTTTACTAATTTACCACGTAAAGTTGGCGATTGATTTTGTGATGTATCCCAACCAATTTTTGTTTTTAATTCCTCTATTTTAGTCATAACTTTTATTTTTTAAAGATTAAAGATATTCAGGACCATAAACACCAAAGCGGGCACTACCATCGATAATGTTTCCTCTCGCATGCTTTGCCGGAGCTTTCCAAGTTGCCGGTTTTAATAAATCACCTTTCTTAATTGGAGCACCTTTTAGTACATCATCAACTCTACTGATGAATCCCCAACACATTGTACCATCCCATAAACGAATGAATTTGTTTCCGATTTCAACCGTCAACTCTTTCCATTGACTTAACGTATCAGATTTAACGTAATAATCTTTACGTTCAGCGTTTACTTTTTCAACGAATGTTTTAACGATTGGGTTAGCTTCTAAATAATCGATAGCTTTTTGATTTGTAGTTCTCATAACTAATTTGGTTTTATTATTAATGTCTCTCATTTACTTAGTAAATATACGAAGAATAATCGGTATTGCCAAATATTTTATCAATTATTTTTGGAAAATTGAAAATATTTTCATAGGCTGTTTAGATATAAGGGGTCTAAAACGTACATAAACCCCCCAAATTACCCCTAAAATGCCCCAATAAGGTACTAACTCCGCCTAACGTATTATAGCGGTTTATATACACAAAGTGTTGAAAACCAATAAGTTATAACTCATTGATAATCAACGGGTTACATATTATAATATTTTAATAGTATTTTTCTACCCAATTATGAATATTAGCAATTCTAACCACATACTTACCATTGGTAGTTTTTGCTAAATACCTTTGTGTTATACGATTCTTATAAGGTATAATTAAGTTCCTCAAACAATAAGCGAAAGTATTAGAACCATTTAGAGATTTATAGTATTCCTGTATCTCTTTATGAGTTGCCGAAACATTTTCTTCTACATAATCTAAAATCGATTGAGCTGTTCCTTCTCCTAATTTTTTAGGAGCTGATGGAGTATGTTTCAAATTTTTGATGATGATTCCATTAATATTTGCATCAACTTCCTCAACAACTTCGGATACAATTTTACGACTTAATTCATCATATAATCTATCCAATAAAGAAGCGTTTAATTCCTTATCACATAGCATACCTTTAGTGGCGGTAGTACCTAACGAATAGATGAGTTCGTTTAACTCTTTGATAGTAAAATTCATATTAATATTGATTTATTGGGTGATAAATGGTTTCTCCGTTACTGAATCGAGCGGTTACTCCTAATGGTTGCGAATATTGTTCAAAGATATCTTCAATGAACTCTATATAATCATTTGAAATTCGTAATACATTAGCATCATCGGCATATTCATCATCTTGGTATCCATTAACATACAAACTAACGTGCCAATCTAAATTACAACCTTCATAGTAACCACTACGAATAACAGGCGTAACGTATATCTCAACCTCATCATCGTCAATCGTTACCGAATTACTGAATGAACCTAATGATTTGGATGGAAACGACCTCAATTCGTTTGGGTCGGTTTTACCATAATCGGAAAAATCTTTGTGAGTATTGAACTCACTTTCTAAGTTATCTACTAAATCATCGTAAGCCCATTCATCTTCTAATTGAACGGCGAATATGTTAGTAGCATTTACATTGTGGAAATTTGAAGTAGCCATAGTTATTTTGTTTTAGATTTGATTGAATAAAATTTATCAGTTTCAGCTTTAGCCTTTGTAAGTTTCTTTTTAAATTCAGCTTTCTTACCGCTGAATAACAATTCTAATGATTCCATCATTAAAATACGATGTTTAGGTAATTTACTCATATGTTTAGTTTAACCATAAATTGTAAATATAATCATAACTCACATTTAGGGTCTCTGCCAGTTTTTCAAACAATCGTTCTCTAACAATACTATCACTAACACCAATGTATCTATACACATCACCATCAACAATCAGTTGATTTAATAAACCAGGAAACGTTGGGGTTTCGTTAAGTTCTAATCCCAATTCATCGGTTGGGTAAGCCTCTAAATAAAATTCTCTAATTTTCATATCTTTTAAGTTTTAAGTTTAATAATTACAATCCCTGCTCTCTGCGTAAATCGTATTCTTCTTTCTCATACTCCGAATACTCTACCACTTTAAGGTAAGGTTTAAAATCGGTTTGGTAGTAACCATTAAGGTTAGCCAAACTAATCATTGAATCAACGAATGATTTACGAACGTAAGTCATATCAGATGAACCAAATCCCTGGTCTTCGGGCCAATCTGAATAATCTTCGGCTACATCATTCAATGCCTCATATACGGCATCCGAATAAGTGATAACACGTTTAGTAAAACGTCCCTCAACAGGGAAGGCGTTTCTAACTACATCGAACCCTTCTATTAAAGAAGCGGTTGCTAATACTGAATTAAGGTTAAATGGTAAACTCATATCTTTTAAATTTTAAGGTTAATTATTTGTTATCGTTGATATTTCCGTAATGATTCATTATCATCATTAACACATTAAGATAGTGTAAGAATTGTTCACTCTTTGTACCATCTATCATTTTAATAGTACATACATTCCATATTTCCATTCCACTACCTCTATCTACATCAAATGGAACTTCACCATCGGTTTCCCAATTTGGGGTAGCTAATATAGTAATATCGTTTTTCTCATCTCTCCATTCCAACGTACCACTCATACTATCTATACTCCCTTTAAAACTACCGATTTCTGAAATTTCACTTAGAATTTCCTCCGAACTAATGTAACTTTTACTCATTTTTGATTGATTTTGATTATTAATGTCTCTCATTTACTTAGTAAATATACGAAAAAAGATTGGATTGCACAAGCTTTTTACCAAAATATTTGTAAAATTCAAAAATTTTTTATAGAAAACCAACCCGTTACATATAGAAAAAACCTTAATATAAGGCAAAAAAATAACCCATTGGTTATCAATGAGTTATAATGCGTTAAAAATCAATAAGTTAGCGAGATACCCTATTTCCAATGGTTATTATCCCTTTCCCACCAAAAAGTAAGGTCCTGAATCGAATCATCATAGAAGTTGCCCACAAAATCGGATTTGAACTCACTTCCCAAATTCTCATATACAGTCAATGTAAATATCTTACCGTCGTAACCTAAAATGTTTTTCATCCATTCGGTAACGTATTTATAATTACTTCCCCTTATTACCCCAGCTTCCACCAATATAGGGATTTTTCCTTTTAGGAGGTGTTTGTGGGTTTGAAAGGCGGTTCTCATTTCGAATTCATATCTATCATCCCATTTCTCATCGGGGTAAGGAACATCGATACCAAACCCATCACATATTTCACCACCCGATGTGAGATGATGTCGTAGGATTTGAGCGGCAATAGATGAATAATCCGTAGATACCGTTATAATGATAGAATTCGAAGAATCCAATCCGGCCTCCAACAACTCATCACCCAATGTATCGATAAGCTCGAACTCTTCGGTACGAGATACAAATCTTATTTCTCTTTTCATATCACTATTGGTTTCGTTCCAACATACATTTCCAACATATCCCATCCGCTCCGATTATCGAAGCGCACTTAGGGCAAATATCTCCTTGCTGCATAACTATCAAAAATTTTTGGGTTTACGACTGCGTTTCCCCCAGCCCCCCGTCCATTGTCCGGCTCCTGCTGAAACGAAATCTTCACCATTTCTATCTAACATAATCCAATTAGCTGATTCCAACTGAAACCAACTATTTAATTCTTCTAATACTTCTTCTGCCGTAAAACACGAACAACTATATAAATCAAACTGAAACATCGATGGATTTTGTGCATCCCAAACGTGTATCGATGAGTGCGATGTTGCCAACGTTACTGTTCCCGTAATTCCTTCATTACCTACCTCATTCACATACACCGATGTGGGGCCGGCAACTACTACCATTCTAACTTTATTTACTAAACTTTTGAAAAATTCATTCAAACGAGCCTCTTCTTTTGGTGGGTTGCTCATATACCCCTTTACTAATAGATGCAGATGATTTGGTACAAACACTACTTTTAATTTTATTTTATTGGTGGTCGGATGGTGGGCAAACCATTTCTAGCTCATCCCACTTATATTTAGGTTTTTCATTTAAGAATACATAACACTTCCATTTCTTTTGTGTTTCGAAATAGATATGCTTTTGTAATACCAATGGAATTGCTGCTCCGGATGGTACTCTCTTTGGATTTTTATCGAATATAGTTTTAATGATTACTGTTAAGTTTTCAGTATCATCCCATTTTCTTTCTTGCTCTTCTAATAATCTCCATTCACCTCTATTAAGATATTGGTCTTGCATTATACAATTCAAATACGAAAACGTTTGTTTAAGGTTTTCCATATTATCAGAAAATGATGCAGCAGGTGCTCCATGTCCTTTATCGTATATGTTTGATTTGTAATCAGCCGCATCCGATGTTTTAATATTTACTTCTTTGTAAAAATCCATAGAACCTCTATTTACTTTTGTAGGTCTATTTATATCTCTATATAGTATTCGTAATGGTTGCTCCAATTGTTGAGAATACAATACCTCAAATACATTGTTTTTAACTTTGATATCTTGTCCGAATCCTGATAACGTTACACTTATAAAAGTAATAACCGATAATAATTGTTTCATTTAATAGTTGCTTATTTTAAGTATATATATAATTTTGTATAATTTAAAGGACTTTCATCAAATTATTGGGAAAGTACTATTTTTCTTTCTTTTTTAACATTTAAGTCGATATATATATTAAAATAATATAATATGATAAACTTAATAATAGCAATCCTTTTAATGTGTGGCTCTTTAGGAGCAGTAATTTCAAAAACAACAAAAGAGTATGGTTTCAGAAAACAAAGAGAACATACTGAACCTTTAAAATTAGATTAAAGCACCATTCTACTTCCTATTAAGAAGTTACTTAGAAATTGAGAATTAGGTGTCGTATTTCCACTTAGTTTATAATTGAAACTGAATCCAAATCTTCTACTTATTTTATAATCAAATGATGCACCTAATAAGAAACCCATATGTCTATTTACAGTTGACATTCCGGTTACACTATTCCAACCAATTGGTGCAAACATTGTAAATATTTGTGGAGATATTGTTAGCTTTTTAGAATACTGATATGGTTTAGTCCAAAATGCTACCATTGATGATGACATATTGTAATCATATTTAGTATCGGATGATTTTAAGAATAAATTAATTACTGCCAAATTATAGCCAAATACACCTCTCTTTGGAGTAGGCTTAATCCAAGTGTAACCCAATAAATTCATATAATTACCATTCAGATATGCAAATGCGGATGAATATGAATGTATGGCATTTAGTTTACCTTCTGAAAAGTCCATTTGAGTATATCCACCACTTACTATGAATGTTTTCAAATCACTCATAATAACAGCATTTGCCGAATAACTTTCATCTCCAGCCATTGATGATTTAGATACCCCAATTGTTGCTGATTGTAAAAATCTACCATCGGGTGATTCTATTGTAGATAAGTCGGATGATAATAGCATTGGATTAGCTACCACTGCTTTTTCTTTTTTCTTTTCTTCCTTCTTCTCCTCTTTCTTTTCTTCTTTTTTCTCTTCAGATTTGCTTTCCTCTTTCTTTTCTTCTTTTGATTCAGATTTAGCTTCTTCTTTCTTTTCTTCACTCTTACTTTCAGATTTACTTTCTGATTTTGATTCGGATTTGGATTCAGTTTTAGCTTCAGTCTTTGCTTCGGTTTTGCTTTCCGAAGATGATGATGAGCTAGAAGATGAACTACTATTCGATGATGAGGATGATGATGAACTATTACTCGCCGGTGGCGGGGATGATGCCGGCGGAGGTGTTGTTGGCGGTGGTGTTGATGCGGCTGAACTCGCAGCTGCTGAACTAGCTGAACTACTTGCTGCCGAACTAGCCGATGATGATGCCGCTGAACTAGCTGCAGATGATGCCGCTGTTGCTGCCGCATTACTAGCGGCTGTTGCTGCCGCATTTGCTACCGCTTGTTGTACAATTGGATTATTTATTACGGGACAAGTTAATGATTCGTATGTAGCCTTTGTTGTTATTAACCAAGTTTGTACTATACCCGTCTGAACTTCTAATGGAGAAAATACTCGTGTTTGATTATAAAAGGATACAGTTGCATATCCATTAATCATTGTAGTTGTAGCTATTTTAGTTTCACCTGTACACTTATCTACGAAAGTTTGTGTATAGGTTTGCCCATTCGCATTTTCAGCAAATAATGTAGTAACAATTATCGTTAAAAATACTAGCCATTTATTCATTATACATTTCCATCCAATACATTAGATACCGCAACATATGTATGTCTTACGAACATCAAACATATAATGCCTATTATTACCGATAATGTTTCGTTTGGAAACTTATAAAGTATATATCCAAATCCACTTACTATTAATAGTATAACGATTGTCAATAAAACCGATGATAATTTTTTATTCATAATTTAGTTTTATATAAATATATCATTTATTCAATCTCCGATAATTTAAATTGTATTTTTGGAATATATTCAGTTGGTAACATATTAACATATCCGATAAATTCTGAAAATTCTTTATCAAATCTATAATGCATATACAATTTATCTAAATTAACTAAAATTTGTCCGGTTGTAAATATATCATATTCACTCTTTCTTCTGTATGGATTTAGAAAATTATTAGTAGTATATTGAGTTGATAACGTATTTAGAGCATCATTTACCTTTTCCACTTTTTCCAATTCTCGTTTAGAAATATCCAATCTACTTATTGATGATTTCTTCTTTATACCATTACGATATCCTGCTTCTGGATGGAATATTCCGTGATTGGTTCTAACTATTAATTCGGATTTGTTTAATTCCTTTACAAATGGTTGATGTTTACGAGTTCCTTCATATACATATTTTTTTTCCGAATTAGCTATAATAGTAATTCCTTTTAATCCATCATGTAATTTGTTTTTGGAAGTATAGTTAGTTAAGTAACTCAATGTATCATCGATGTTTTTGATTGTCAATGCATGTCTTATCTTTACACCATCATTTGATATTGTATTTTTTCTTTTTTTAACAACAACGCCTTCCGTTTCATCTTGCGCCACCATCAAAGTTGCATTGGTTATTCCAATACCAAATTCATTTAATCCTTCAGACCAGTCGGTGCCGGTATCATGCATATAAAGAACTTCAACACCATCTCGTATCTCGTGAACTACTCTAACAAATGCTTTATACTTTCTATCTCTATTTTTAATTAAAACGGATTCATTCTCTAAATATAGAGATGCTATTACACACATTATTTTTTATTTTTTATATAAACTAATTTTACTATCGGAATCAATTAAAATAGAACTCATATTCTCTACCCAATCCCCACTATTAAGATATCTCTTACCATTAATCATTCTATCGGATGGTTGGTGAATATGTCCACAAATTACACCATTGCATCCTTTTTTGGTTGCCATCGATAACGCAGTTACTTCAAAATCATTTACATAATTAGTTGCAACCTTAACACTTTCCTTAATCTTTTGGGATATAGATATATATGGCAATTTTCGCCATTTACGATAAGTATTATAAATTCTATTTAACCACAATGCGAAATCGTATCCTACTGAACCTATTTTCGATAGCCATTTGTATTTTGTTATAAAAACATCAATAACATCTCCGTGGAAAATATAGTAACTCTCCATAGTATTATCGATATCCAACTTATAATCTTCTCTAATTTCAATTGCTCCCAAATGGGTGCCAATGAATTCTTGTATAAACTCATCGTGATTTCCTCTTATCCAGATGATTTTGGTTTTCTTTGATAATTTTAATAATTTGGATATAACTTTTGTATGTTGTTTTTTCCATTTAGTTCCTCTACTCAAAGCCCATCCATCTACAATATCTCCATTTAGAATTAGTAAATCAGTTGGATGTGAATCTAAGAATTCAATAAACTCTTCTGCTTTAGAATCTTTAGTTCCTAAATGTAAATCGGATACGATTATTGTTTGATATTTCATATCCAATAATTTTGATGGTTTTTGAAGAAGTCTGTGTTGTTTCGGTTGATGTAGCATTTGATACTTAATATAAACATATAAAAAAATCCTTTATTCTTAAATCTTCTCGCAGATGTCCATACGCCGTTTGTTTTGTGTATTTTCATTACCTCTGCTTTTTGTGATACCCAATAATCTTCTGCAAATAAATGTGTTTCATCATAACCACCTGCTTTCCAATATGATTCAGTTTTCCACAATTGAAATCCACCAACTGCAAATGGAGTTCCTACCCAATTACTCATCCGTTGTTGAATATCGAATAATCTGAATATCCAATTGAATCCCTTTTCGGTTTGGAATGGAACAGTCGCCAAATCCGTATCATATGATAAACAATCACCTAATAAGAATCTATCTTCTAACATTATATCCGCATCTAAAAAAAGAATATAAGGAGTGGTTACTAATTTACTACCATCCAATCTAGCCTTCGCAGGAAATCCACCTTCTATTATTTGAATATCTAATTTATTTCTAAAATGTAATTGAGTTTTATACAACCATTTTAAACTTTCAGCTGTATCCGAAGTGTCTGCTATAATAACTTTAGTTTCATTTATACCAATTTGTTTGGCTATAAGTGAAATACATTTATAAATGTTATCCTCTTCATTTTTGCAAGGAATAACGATAGTTATTTTTTCTTTCATACCAATAAATAAAAAACCCTCATATAATGTGAGGGTTTCAATGTTAATAAATCATTAACATATTATTTTTCAAATATTTGCTTATCAATCATTCTTTTTAAAATTCTAGCACATGCGATATCTAATGCTTTTTTAGTTGCTATACTAATAGTTGATTGATTGAATTTAATTGGGTCTATTGTAGCATCTGATAATAAGGTTAATTGTCTGTTTGTAGTTGCTTCACCCAAACCACTTGCACCAAATACTACGCCGGTTTCTGCATTTGTGAAACGAACCTGTAATCCCAAACGAGTTACCATATTATCTTTAATACCATCTTTTAAATTGATTGATTCATCTTCTGATATGGAATAATCATATACTTCGATAGCAACAAAATACTCTGCTAAATTAATTTTACCACGACCATCCAATTTGTTTTCGGAAATTCCAGCTTGCGATGCTTGGAATTGCTTTACCATACGATTTTTGATTTCCGTTTTATCTTCTGTGAATTTGAATCGATTGAGATTTTCTAAATATTCCATTGTAATATTCGCAACCCCCAATCCTACTCTCTTTTCTTTCAATTCGGGATACATTTCATATACCTCATCCGATATGCCACATTTTAATATTTGAATTGGTATTTGCTTACCACTATAATCCAAATATTGCTCAATATCAATAGCACGTTCGAATGATGCTTTATATTGTTCGGTTTGCGTTTTTCCTATTGTTTGTGCAACAACCACATTGCTGCTTAATAAAAAGAAACTTAATAATACTAATAAATTTTTCATACATAAATTGTTTAGTATAAATATAAAAAAAGGGAGAATAAATCTCCCTTTTAATTATTATCCTAATTCATCTTCTTTAGGTTCTTTTTTAGCCGTAAACTTATCTAATGTATCAGCTCCCATTCCGATTGCTGTTATTACCATTACCGCGTTTACTAATTCTGCTGATGGTTTGATATCACCATGTGAGAAAGAGTTTACTAACATAGTTCCACAAAGGAATAATGCTCCGAAGAATGCAATTACAGGTTTTACTGATATTGCTCCTCTCTCATCTTTGAATAAATCAATTACCCATTCTTTAAATGTCATAGTTTTACATTTTAATTGTTAATACTATGTAACTTATTTTATCCTACCATTTCGGCATCATCATCTCTGATTTTACCACATTTCAAACACTCTTCTTCACCATCGCCATCTAAATCACCCCAAACGTGTTCACATTGTCTATGGTCAAAATATTCATCAATATCACCATCGCCATCGGTATCAATACCATCCATTATACCATCACCATCTTCATCAATTTCAATTCCTTTTTTCTCTTCTTTTGGTAGTGATACTACGGATTCTTCACTATTTTTAAACTCCGAATTTGGTAATACTAATGGTTTTATATCCATTGGAACTATTGGATTGTTTGGCATATCGGCAGTATTACTGATTGATGTACCATCTTCCTCATCCATTTTTTGAACTAACATTTTATCCTTATCAGTATCACTAAACCAATAGTCAATGATTTTACCATAAGAACCAATGAAAGCTCCTAATAATAGCAAAAGAAGTTCTTTCCATTCTCCTGCTATTTCATTTTTATTAATAATAGCGGCAAACATACCACCGATTATTAACATAAATCCACCCAATACTAACGCAGTGATGTACCATCTACGTTTCATCATAGCATTTAGTAATTGTTTGAATCCATCCGGCGTTTGTTGATTATTCATATTTTATTACCATTTAGGTGCTTCTTCTTTAAACTCATCACCTTCCTTTTTCTTAGGCTTAGGTGCGGGCGCAGGTTGAGTGTTTCCGCCTACTGCTTTCTCTTTAATGATTACAGTCTTACCACCTGCCGATTGTTGTTGAGCTTGTTGGTTAGAGTTTGTAATATTAATAACCGGTGCCGCTTGTACTGCTGCTGGCTTTTCTTCTTCACCACCCGTCAATTTATTTGTAATGAAACCACCTACACCCAATGTGATAGTACTCACTAAACCAATAAGGATACTTTTAATCGAAGTACCACCCTTTTCTTCTTGTTCTTCTGCCATAATTGTTTATTTGTTATAATTTATTAAAATCTGTTATTCCTAATTCGTTACCAACTGAATCATACAATCCAATTCTATATGCCGATGATGGTAATGCTGATGTATATACTTTTAAAATATTATCACCTGCTTTTACATTTACCACTTCCTTTGATATTACTTTGTTTGCGATATCAAATATCTTAATAGTTGCCGTTTGAGCAACTTCACTTTTAACATTCATAGCAACTTCTGATGTTACAAATGCTGTTTCTAATTTGATACCAACTTTATTTGCAATTTGCAATTCAGTCTTAATTTGTTGTGCCGGTTCAATGAATACATCATCTTTTGTACATCCTACAAATCCAATGATTATCAATCCTAATGTAATTACTTTTTTCATTTTATTTTATTATTATTACTGTTTTTGCTATTTCTTTTTTAGTAACATCTTCTAATAACAGATATAAATATGTAGATTGTATTGATTTCGTATAAATCTTTTTTACATTTTCACCACGCTGTCCAATAAACCTTTCTCTACTGATTACTTGTCCACTTTCTTTATCAATTAAAGTTAAAGTATATGTTCCTGCTGATGGTAAATCGAAATGAATAGATTGACCATTTTCTACTTTACTTTCAGTTACATTGAATATCTTTTCAATTGGCATAGTTGGTGTTGGTAAATCTGGTTTACTACATCCTACCAATAAAATCAACGATATCAATATTATTTTTTTCATTAGAAATTAAATTTATTTCCTATGGATATATTATTCATCAATCCAAACTTAGGGTTAGTATTTATGTTTCCTCTATAAGCAACTAATAAAATAAATCTTTTTGAAATCTTATATCCAAACGAAGTTCCTACTAATGCGTTAAATGTTGGGTCTATTGTTTTATTACTTAATCCCAAATCCCAATACATATGCGAATAACTTAAAAGTAAGTCGGGAGTAATTGTAAATCTACCATTTTCATATGTTCTATTAAGAAATATCATAGCCGATGGTGCACCTGTGTGCATTGGTGGTAAACTATCAGTTATTTGGCTGAAAGTATTCGATAAATTAATACCAAATCCTTTATTCCACTTTCCTTTATATAACTTTACATAAGTTAATGTTGTTGTTCTATTTGTGCTTATTTCGGTAAATGAAAGGAATAGGTTATTATTGCCTTTACTTACAAATGCCGATACTCCATATTGAGAGCCATCCGTTGTAAGAAAACCATTACCACCATACGAATAAACACCATTTAACGATTGTCTACCACCCCCTAATGAAAGGGCTTTTAACCATCCACCTACATAAGTTGGTTTTTGCAAAAATACAAAATCAGATGATGTTAGGAATGCATTTGTCTTAACTATTGAACCTTTTTGACCAGATGGCGGTGGAGGTGGTTGCAAATTATTTACCTGCATTTGCATTTCCCTATTCTTTGCATCTTGTGAGAATACAAAAATAGGAAATAATAACAATATTAATATTATCTTTTTCATTAATTTACCTTTACTTTTAATTGTATTCCACTCTTACTTACTGCATCGGTATTTGAAACTGAAGTCAATCCTAATGTACTACTCAATCCCATTAAAGGTAAGAATGTTATTTTATATTCGGTTGTTTTATCTAATGTAGTTGAGCCATCTGTTATTAATGAACCCAATGTTATGTATGTATTTCTATCAGTTCCAAAATTGATAGGTGTTCCCTTTGTAGTGAATTCTACCTTTTCAAATTTTAGAGCGGTATTATCATAGTTTAAATTAAATTGAGTTCCTACCAATTCTTGCTGTAATGGGTCTACTGAAATAGTTACTATCAATTTACCACCAACATTTTCACCCATTAGATATGCGTTGATTTGATTAGAAACCGATTGAGTTGATAAACTCATAGTTCTATATGAATTGGTAGCAATACTACTTTGTGTTTGTTTTGCTGAATGTGATAAATTCACATCACCCACCCAAGTTACATTTACATTATATGTGTTATTTAATACTCCACTATTCAAATTAAATGGATATAAACTTCTAGTTGCGTTAAATTGAGTATTCCAATTTGATTTTGTTATAGCATCGTATTCGGTTTTACCATACAGTTTCATCAAATAGGTTAATGCTGAATATTGTGTTAGTGGTGCGGCTCCCGTCAAATGTTGTAATAATTTGTATGTATCTGCTTCATTAAATATACCATTACCATCTACATCAGCGTTCATATATTGAATACCCGATGTAAACTCATTTCCACTTTCATTTCCAAATAATCCACCCAATGATAATTCTTTAAATGCCAAATAAACATCCGATACTCCAACTATATTGCTATAAAGAGTATTCAAATCGGTTTGATTGGTATATGATAAATCAATACCATGCTGTTTGTAAGATTGTATTGGTGAAAATGTAAAATTTGTACCGGCAGTTACCGCAAACCCATCCCCCATATTTCTTATTGAACTTTGATAAGTACTATTTGCTATTTGTGTTGTTAAGTTAGTTGATATTAAATACGTTTTCCACCAACCATTTACATTATATACTTGCATCCCACCTTCGTATATATCTAAAAATTTAACGGATGTTATGTTTGCAAATGCGGGTGATGATGAATTAAAAACCCTTTCATCTATTTGTAATCTATGTCCTCCCAAATTAGCATCGTAATTAGATATTATTAAAGATTCCCAATTGGATGCTCCAATTATAATTTTGTAATTACCTGTTTGCGTTTTAGCAGTATCTAAATCGTTTGTTAAATCAACTTTACCCAATCCACTTATTGTTCTTGATGTATTGGTTATTGTACCCCATACATTATTTACATATGAGTTTGCTTTTGCTGAAAATTTTGTTTCATCCACATTACCACCAAAGTCAAAATTGAATCTTGCGGTTAAAACTTCTCCATTTGAGTGAGTTACCGAATTAGTGTAAAATTCCGTAAAGGTTGCATCATCAGGATTAGACCAAGTTCCATATTCAATTACATAAGGACAATTAAAATGATTGGGTAAATCATTCCATTGTGTCCCATTCCACTTTGTTACTGCATAATCTTCATTACCACTATTGTTTGGTTCGCCACCTGCCCAGTTATTATATTGACCAGGGATATTTCCGTTTGTTTGTCCGTTGTTGATTTTAATTAAAGTTCCTTTTTCAGGACCAGCATCAATTACCCATCTGGCTTCACTCGCTTCATCGGTTAACGCAAACCATATTTGAGATTGGGGAACATTATTATAAATAAAAGCATCTTCATCAGCCGAAGTAATTGTTACCAAATATCCCGTTTGTCCTTTGAATGTTGTTAATTCAGATGCTGCTCTTGCGTTCGTATAAGTTGTACCCGTTGATATTGGTTTATAAAAGTGTCCGTTCACACCATTGTAGAAATATCCCGCGGGATTGACTGTTGCTGCTACCGATAATGCCACATTACCTTTTATTGAACCTGTGTTTATTTTTAGAGATGCTAATGCTGTATTAACATCAGCCATAGTTCCCATTACTACTAAACGAGTTTTATTACCCGTTAGAGTAAATCCACTTGCTGCAATTAAACCTCTTGTTTCATTTAAATAAAATGTTGTACCAGATGGTGGATTTACTAAACTTATTGATGTTAATAAAGTTGATGTTGTACTAAACCCACTCAATACAAATCCACTAGCATCTTGTCCGGTTGTGGATGGTATAAACGATTTAGAGTCCGGCGCAGATACACTCTGACCGAACCCTAAAAATGATGTTAATAGAAATAATAATGTAACTATTAAATTTTTCATATTATTCAACTATTAGGTCAATTTTATTACCTTTTGAATCTACTGCATCTGATAATACAAAGTAGAATAATCCCGCAGTATTTGTTAAAGTTGTCTTTGGTGTAAATATTAATTTATATGGAGTTCCTACTTTAATTCTTGCAGTTTTTAATTGGTCAATCGAACCAAATGTCAATCTACCATTATTATGTGTAGAGAAATTTGTAATCGTAGAGCCAGAATCAAATATCACATTATCCAAAGTTAATTTAGATTCATCATAATTCATAATAACTTGCAAACCTGCTAATTCAGCTTTTGTCAAAGTTGTAGTTAATATTACTTTACCACCTTCTAAGGTAGATGCAATACCCAATGTTGCTTTTTCAGCTGCCAAAGTTTGATAAGCCATTGGAGCGGTACTCATAGATTTAATTGAACTAGTAGCTTTATCACTTAGCGAATTTGTATATTGTCCCGCAGTTATCTTAGTAGCAATTACTGCCGGGTCCGATGAATGTGACCAGTTCAAATCACCACCCCAAGCAAATACTGCATAAACTTCTTTTATAGGAGTATCGATTAATACTCTATTCTTTACAACTCCATCTAACCAACTTTGATTTAATAAACCACTATACCATCTTACTGATGTTGATGTTGGTGTTGGAATCATTGCATTTGAATCCATATTTTGCCCCATTACGTGTGCAAATAATGCGTATGAATCTCCTTCACCGAATGCGTTCATATTGTTAGTAACTTTACCAACTTTCTTTTCCAATGCAGGTAAAGTAAAGAAGTTTGAAGTTCCACTAATATCAGTTTGTGAGTGTCCTAAGAATGCTTTATATGCATCGGATACTGTCACAATGTTATTCATCCAACTCTTTTGAAATGCTGCTCCTACGAATACACCAACCGAATCACCAACTTTAATTTGTGTTGTGAAAAGAGCTTCACCACTTGCATCCAATGGTAATTGAGCAATTGGGGCTTGTGTCCAATCAATATTACCACTACCATCCGATTTCAATTTCATCAATTGAACACTATGGTCAGTAATAGTGTATCCTTCTGGATATAATACTTTTACTTTGAATTGAGATGTGTTACCCGTTACACCCGTTATAGATGATGAGCCACCCCCATATATAGTTCCAACGTTTGCACCATCGGTATCGGTACCAGTTGCTAAATCTATTTTGAATATATTTGAATAAGTATTTTGGTCTTTTAAGATATATTTTTGAGTAGCAATTACACCACTAATAGATGCGTCTGCTCTCTGAACAGTTAATTGTCCAACATTCCAATCTGCGTTTGCAGTATAAGCCCAAGGAGTCAATCCATATTGAACATCTAAATCATTATCACCACCTCTACTATTGAAAGTAAACTTATAGTTACTCCAACCCGTATAAAATGTTTGTGCGGATGTTCCTTGATTAAACGTAGTAGATACATACGCCAATGATTTATTACTATACTGATATCTAAACCAAAGGTAACGTGGATTTTTAATTACTTGTCCTTTTGATAAAGTATATTTGACTGTAATTGTATCACCAACTTTCAACCCCGTTGAGGGTGTCAACGATTGACTGATTGTTAATTGTCCATAAGATGATAGAGATATTAGAAGTATCCCTAAAAATGCGATTAGTTTTTTCATTTTATTTTTCCTCAAGTATTTTGGTTATAAGTTTTTCAGAAGCTTTCTTTAAAGCATTACTTAAAGATGTTTGGTTAAACTTACCACCTTCATCTACTATGAGAGTTGACATAGAAATTTCTGATGATGATTCTTCAACCATAACCTCTTTTGTCTTTTTACCATCTTTATAAAGGATACCCTTCATTCGGATGACAACTTCTTCTTCATTTTTGTGAAATACGGAAACGTTTTTCTTTGTTGTTAAAACGTCCAAATACACGATTTGTACTTGTAATTTATTTGATGCGGATGACGTTAAATTGTATCCCTTTTCTTGTATGAATTCTTCTAATACATTTTTAACACCAAATTCCAATTGTCTGTTTCCAGCCAATTTTCCAATTTTAACATTATTTGTTACAGATTCAACCCAAATATGTTCATCGGCATTATACATAATATTGCCTGGAGTATTTTTGTATGTACCATCAAATTTTTGATTGAATGCGTCTGTTGCCTTTTGTATTAATTCATTTTTATCCAAAAAATGTAAAACTACAAAAGTAATTTGTGTAATTAGTGCTAACGTTATGAACGCTGCTACCGAATAAACAAAAAACCCTAATAACTTTTCTTTTAACTTTTCTACAAAGTTTACTGAATAAACATCTTGTGTGACCATTGGTTATGATAATTTTTAATTAACTTATACATAACCAATTTAATTTATTTACTATTTACTCATATAAATATAAAATTTTTATTTAACCATAAGGTCCTCTACATTATTTCTATAAACTCTATAAGAATCGTCATCGAAGTGCTCCGTTGATACTTCAAATATAGTCGATTCATTTACCATTGCTTCCAATTGATGTGGTAATCCTCTTTCTATCAAAACACTATCTCCTGCAGCCAATACTTTTGTATTCAGCTTTCCGTTTTCAACATCTATCCAATTGAATATAAATCCACCTTTCTGAACATACCAACTTTCTTTCTTTTTAAGATGGTAGTGCATTGAGAACTTATCTCCAATTTTATTAAATACTAATAATTTTCCACAATACTCTTCATCATTGTGAATCCACAATTCATACCCCCATTTTTTATCTACTCTATGGGGTGCTTTAATATCTACATTTATTTCCATAATTAATTACTTAGTGGTGCTTTTATAGGTGAGTGTGATTGATAATTTTCAATTTGGAAATCGGAAATTTCAAATCCTTTTAAATTTGTTTTTAATGGTCCAATTCCACATTCACCACCTTCGGTTTGCCAGAATTCAGTATTAATGTTCAATTTGGGCAATTTGAAAGGTTCTCTCGTTGAATATGGTATTTTATATGAATCGTAATACTCACTCATCCCACCACCAAACGGCATTAATTCATCAACAGCTTTATTGTAATTTTCTTTACCCATTGATTGCTTTAATAATTCAACTCGTTCTTCATTGGTGTACTTTCTTCCAATTTGTTCTTTTGCTTGCTCAATATGATTTGAATATAAATGAGTATCGCCTAAGTTACCAATTAATTCATCGGGTATCATATCTACTTCATTTGCTATAATGTGAAGTAGTAATCCATATGAAGCAATATTAAAAGGTAATCCTAAAAATGTATCTACACTTCGTTGATTCCACATTAGAGAAATTGCTCTTTTAGGTATATTTTCTTCATCTAAATCTTTGTTGGTAATCTTTTCTAAAAATCTTTCAACTTTTTTACCTTGCATAAATAAATTAACTCTTTCGCCTATACTCAACTCTCTTGTATATAATTGGAATCCATAGTGGCAAGGTGGTAATACCATTTGGTTTAACTCTGCTACATTCCAAGCCGATACCATTAATCTTCTACTATCGGGATTTGTTTTAAGTTCTTTTACCAAATCATCTATTTGGTCAGTTCCTCTACCATTCCAATTTCTCCACTGCGCACCATAAATTGGTCCTAATTCTCCCCATTGTTTTGCAAATTCAGGAACTGTCTTAATTAGATTTTCAAACTCCTTAACATCAGGATATGATTTTTCTAATTGTTCGGGAGTCATTTTATCACTCCATTCCTTTTTATGCGCTTCAACATATCTTTTGTAAGCATCACCAGTCCAAATGTGGCAATCATTATCAACTAAATACTTAATATTAGTATCTCCTCGTAAAAACCATAGCAATTCGGTTACAATTGATTTCCATGCCATTTTCTTTGTAGTAAGTAATGGAAACCCTTCGCTCATTTTATGGCGAATTTGTCTACCAAATACTGAAGTTGTTCCGGTACCGGTTCTATCCTCTTTCTTTACTCCATTATCCAAAATATCTTGCAATAAGTTCTGATATTTCTCATCTAATGTATTCATAAATCCCATTTACTTTTCTTTTTTCTTTTAAATCTATCCAATATCAATTCTATTAAGAACGAAATTATCTTTAACATATATTATTCATCTCGCTTCATTAATAGGTTATGGATTGGTGTCCAAATACAATATACACCTATTGCTTCCAAAAAGTTTAATTTTGGGAAATTTGGAACTATTTGTGTAACATATGATAATGCCAATCCAATTACACAGGTTACGATTGTAACGTTAGTGACTAATTTTAGTTTTTCGTTCATTTATTTGTAGTTTATATTGTAACAAATATACGAAAAGTTTGTTACAAATCCAAATAAAAAAGGGAAAACTTTCGTTCTCCCTTTTCTTTTATGCTAATAAATGATAATATTCTTTAAAGTGTTTAATTCTATCGGCTAATCCGATAGTTCCACCATTTACTCTTTTTGTGATTGATGTTACTGCCGTATCACTTGCCCCACCATCTGCTAATTTGTTTAATCCGTTTTTTGACCAGAACCAAGCTGCCGATGCTAATGCGTATTTAGATGATACCAAATCTGGGTTAGATGGAATATCTACTCCAATTGCTTTACCAAATTGAGTGTAATTATCTCTACCTGTCAATTGGATATATCCTCTTCCTCTGAATTTATAGCCATCTCCACTTGCTTCAGAACCATTAGCCATACGATTTGCATAAACTTTGTTTGCAATCTTTTGTGGTTGTCTAGCATATGGAGTTGCTGCTGCTTCCGTTGGGAAATATTTCTTAAATATACCATTCAATCCTTTTGCTGAATAGTTTAAGTTTTCTTGCGTTACTCTGAATCCACCGCTTTCGTGTCCACATTGTGCTAAAAAGTGTGCTACTCTCAATGGAGTATTAATTCCAAATTTAGAAGCAACTTCTGGTATTGAATCGATTACAACTTGAGGAACGTGTCCTTTAAGTTTATCTAATTTTAATCCTGCAACTTGTGGCGCCGGAGTTGTAGCTATTGGTTGTGGCGTTGGTGTAGTTGAACCTACATTCATAACCTTTGCCCAAGTTCCATCACCTACTATACCATCTGCTGTTAATCCATGTTTTGATTGAAAAGCTTTCACAGCTTCTTCGGTTTTTGGACCAAAGTTACCAATTGGCTCTATTCCTAATTTTGTTTGTAATAATTTAACGTTTTCGTTGTTGTCACCTTTTTTAAGTAGCATAGTTCTCTGAATTTAATATTTGGTTACTATTTTATAATCAAGTATAGATATTGGTTGAACGATGATTTCGTTCCATAAAGATGTTTTATTTTCTTTACACTCTGCCCAATTTCTACAAAGATTGTTCTCATTATCAGGATAAGAGAATCTAAATAAATTAGCTGCTCTATTTCCTTTATCAGTTGCGAAAGATTTCACATCCGATTGAAATGCGGCTACCAACCTACCTTTTAGTTTTACCAAAACATTACTTTCAGGTCTAAAAAACTCCTTTTGTTGTACAGTAAAAGTTGATAACGAATATGTGTAACCTGATTGTAAACTATCTACTAAGTTTTTCATACCTTCGGGCGATGTCCAATGCATCGTTTCTACTTCAACGTTTGCATCGCCATATGTATCTTGTGTAAATTGTTTATCCAATAAGATGTAGGGTTCTATTGCCCCTCTACTTTGAAAAAATGCTATCTTATCATTTTGTATATTAACAATGTATTCTGCAAATTCATCAGCCAATGCCCAAACTCTATGGTTTATGAAATCTTCGATAAAATCTAATACATTCTTTTTTGTAAGGTCTGAATATAATTCCGTTTCAATGTACAATTGATATCCGAAGTATTTGTTTATTAAACCAACTAATTCGGCATTATCATCGACCATACCACCCCTAACATCATATCCCTTTTTTTGTAATATCAAAAATTCTTTCGCAATTTCTTCCCACTCACTTATTGTGTGAAAGGTTGTTTCTGGTTTTTGATATCCTCTAACTGGGTACATAGTTTATCCTTTAGCGCCGGTATCAGCGGCTTTTGCTTTAATACCAATTGCTTCTGCAAATTTATTTGAACGATGTACTAATGGTACAATTGGTTCATCAATAACTCTAACTTGCATTGGAATTTGTTCCTTTGGGTGAGATGCGTTATATGCTACAATTGCTGCCCATCTATGGTGTCCATCTAATACATATCCGTCATTCGAAACATATATAGGTGCGGTAATAGATGGATGCTTTGGATTTTCTTCCAATGCTTTTTCCATACCAGCTACTTTTACACCAACTAATTCAGATTGAGTTGCTTTTAATCTATCCGGTGGAACTGCCGCCGGCTGCGATACGTTTATACCTTGCTTCTCCAACATTTGTTTAAAGAACTCTTCGGTATCAGCTTCTCCACTTTTATCTTTTGGTAACTTATCGGCAGGAGAACCTGGTTCAGGCGTTCCTTTGAATTGTGGCATATCCTCACGAGGAATACCTTTGTTACCATCACAATATAAGTTGGTACCTGGAATTGAAACCTGGCATAAATTAAAGTTTGGTGCTTTTTCACCACTTGCTTTTGCCTGATTACCTAACTCTGCCAACTTATCTATAATAGTAGATATTTGTTGTCTTTCTACGGGAGTTACTTTGGATAATGGTTTGTTTGAAAAATCTGCACCTGGCATCAAATCTTTCAATTTGGGAATACCATTACTTTTTTCAGCAGATGTTTTTAAATCACTACCGCTCAATTTTTGTCCAGGTTTAGTGGGTGCAGTATTTTGTGGAGTTTGTTTTGGCTGAGGTTCGCCTTTTGGTAGTACTCCATTATTAGCTTGCTTAGTTTTTTCAATTTCAGCAGGAGATGGTTTATCGTGTTTGGATGGGTCAAAGGTTTGAACCACATAAACGTTACCCGTCTTTTTGTTCTTTACAACATCTTCCTCCGTTAATAATGATTTAAGTTTTATCATTTTATCTACCTTGTCCTCTATATTTCTTTGGCTTTTGTTCTTTAGGGCCGAAATTCTTTTTAAATTTACCAGTTCCTTTTTTTCCAAAGGAAGCCTTTTGTGCGGTATTCGCAGATTTTGCTTTTGCCATCTAAAAATTAAGTTATTCTCTGATTGATTTGATTGATTACTTTACTTTTGGTGTAGAAGCCTTTTTAGCCTTTACAGTTTTAGCAACTGTTTCTACAACATTGATTGCTGCTTCATTTTCGGAAACGATTTCTGCGGCTTGTTTAGTAGCCTTTTTTGCCTTTGAAATTCCCGATTTAACTTTTTGAGTTACTTTCTTTGTTTCAGGTGCAATTACTTCCACTTGATTTACAAATATTTCAGCAGCGTTTTCAATCTGTTCTGCTTTTGCAAAAAGATTTTTAATAAATGCGAATAATCCCATTGTTTTTGTTTTTAGTTAAAGATTTATTTTAAATATAAATATAAAAAATTTTTAGATTAAATTATTATAGTTGATTTTTTAATTCTGATGAAGATTGTATTTTATCGCCTAATCCATCTACTAATGATATTCCCAATTCATTACATAAATCTTTCTCCAAAATAGTATCTCCAAATTGGTCTCCGCCATTTGTAAATATGTATTTATCAGCTTTTATGAATTTATGAATGAAATCTATACTACGTTTTACACTTCTATCCTCATCTATGGATATTAAAGTGTAATTTACACATTTTAATTCATCTATAATATCTTTTCTTTCTAATTCATTTTGAAATGGTTTAGAGCCTTTTAATCCAACTTGCATATCATTGTTAATAATGACTATAAGTGAATCTCCCAACTCTCTACTTCTTTTAAGATATTCGATGTGTCCTTTGTGTAATGGATTAAAATATCCACTTGCTATTACTAATGTTTTAATCTTCGCCATATAGTGAGAATCGTTTTACTTCTTTTTCTACTTCTTTAGATTTTATTATTTCTACCGTTCCCTTTCTTGCTTCAATATAAAAATTGGTATCTTCATTAATTTGAAACCAACCTTCTAGAGCATCAGTAAGAGATGGATAAATGCCTTTCTGACTACCATCGGCAAATATCCATCTATCTCCTGGAGGAACTCGTTTAAGAACTAATATTTTTTCTTCTTTGAGTTCTTTTTCCATAATTAAAATACTTCTAAGATTTTAGTATCGGATACCTTAACTACTTCATATTCCAAATTCACACCTTCAGATACGAATTTTTGAACCAATTTAGCTTCCGCTTCGGTTACCGATAAGGCATCAACTAAATAGTTTTCTCTGTTCTTTTTAATTTTACCTTTTGCATCTTCCACTTCGACTGCTACCATTACTGAATAATACTTTGCCATAATTTTGTTTTTTGTTAATTATTTATTTTATTTAATGTTTCAAATATACAATTATTTTTGGAAATTACCAAATAAAAAAGGGAGAATTTATCTCCCTTTAATTTAATTACCACTCTTAGTTTCTTCAACCGATGCTTGTCTATAATCGGTAACCAATTTCTTTAAGTCACCAATTGCAGTTCTTGCATTTTTTTTAGATACTTTAGTTGTCTTGTTGTGTTCTTCTTCAAATTTTGTAAACAACGATTTCATTGTTTCGAAAATTTCCTGCGTCTTACTAGCCATAATTTTAATTTTTAATTAAACAAATATAAGGAGATTATTTTAAATTAACAAATTTATCTTCCCCTTTTTCTTTTCAGCTCCATTTCTTTTAGATATTTTGCTGTGTATTTATTTTCAACGGATATTGGTCCGAATGGTTGCTTATTTAAATCGTATTTCCAAATCGATGTACAATCCTCATCTTCGAATATGTATTCAAATTTGCGAGGTTTTTCGGTTTTACTATTATTCTCTTTAATTACTTTCATACTCAAATATACGGAAAATTATCCAATTTGCCAAGTTCTAAGACCAAATTGTGTCCAAGTAAATGGTTGATAGTATCCTATTTTTAATTTATCCAATGCATTTATAACGTTATACTTTGTATTGTTTGGACAATAAAAAATCATAAAACCTCCTCCACCTGCTCCACTTATCTTACCACCAGTTGCGCCTGATTGTATAGCGGTTTCATAAATCTTATTAATCTCGGGATTGGTAATATTACTTGCTAATTGAGATTTTTGTTTGAATCCATAATCTAATATCTCACCCAAACCATCTATGTTACCTTTGATTAAACAATCTTTAATCATCTTTGCTTGCTCAACCAATGCGTGTAAAGAAAGTATTGATGTTTTACTATTGTTTTCAATTCGGCTTATTTGCTCTTCTAATATATCCGTACTTTTACGAGATGAATTTGTATAATATAAAACTATATTATTTGCTAATTCATTTTGAATTTTATCTTTTATTCGTAATGGGTTTACTATAACATCATTACCTTTAAATTCCATATAATTCCATCCTCCAAACGCAGCTGCATATTGGTCTTGCTTTCCACCATTCTCTTTCAATTCATTTCTTTCGATTTGAACTGCCATATCTGCTATATCATATTCACCTAATGGTAAATTAAATAATTCCTGATAAACTCCTATCAATGAAACTATGAGAGTAGATGATGTCCCCAATCCACTTCCCGTTGGTACGTCTTGATATGTAACTATATCATAACCAATTGGTTCTAAATTAAAACGCTTGAATATGTGATTGTGGGTTGCTTTAAACAGCTTTAAACCATCGGAACAATCTAACTCATTTGAAAACGAATGCTGCTCTCTTTCATCCTTATTTACCCATTCAAACGTAACAACATTATCATCTCTTAATTGAAGGGACGTATGTGTAAATAAATGTAAAGTTACATTGATGACGGCTCCGGTGTGGTTTTTTGAAAATGATAATATATCAGTTCCACCACCACCTAAACTAATCCTGAACGGGACTTTGCTCCTGTATATTTTCTTCATCTGCATATCCGTTTTCTTCATACCAATGTTTTACATTTCTATCACCTACCAATAAGAAGAAGCAATTATAACATAATGGTCTGATATTTTCTAATTTACGATTATTAAGATTACCATCTAAAAAATCTATAAGTAATGGCATCTTACCATCGGTAATTCTTTCTTCTCCAAATCCACAGCTACCACATACTTTTGGAACATATCCACTATCAAATAATTTATTTTTAAATTTATGTAATGGATATCTAATATGCTTACCTGCGATTAAATCATCTATGTGATATTTTTTGTTTTTTATTTTCTTAGCTTTCTCAATTCCGATACCATATGGATTTTTTAAGTTTTCGAATAATCCATATAATTTAGCATATTTTTTATAGGTGTTGTATGATACACCCAATGTTCTTGCTGCTTCAAACGCAGAGCGTGATTTTTCTTGTGCTGCTTTAATTTGAGATTCCAATAAAGGTTTTGCGCCTAATCCTCTTTTTGTAGTTCTACTATTGGGTTCTATATTTGGAAAAAATTCTTCTACTTCTTGGTTTTCCATACTAATAACATTTAATTTTATACTAATAAGTATATCAAATCAAAATTTTTATTAACTTATTAAATGTATTATCGGGAGAATCGGATGTATCCATATCCATATAAAATTCAATTGGTGGTTCATAATCCAATGCAAAGAAGTTTTCTCTACCTCTCATTTTTTTAGTATGACAATATATTTCCTGAACATTACATTCGGATTTTAACTTTTCTCGCAATTCTCTATAAGGAGCAACCAATGATATTACAACATCGGTATTGTTACTATCCAAATATTTAGCAATATCAAATGCTTTTTGAATATTACGTTCTCTTCCTTCTTTGGAATAATCTGTGTTTGGGAATAATTCTCTTAATTGGTCACCATCAATGTGGAATACGGATTTTCTCCAATTCTTTTTATCAGTTTGAAGAAAGTATTGTAATTTTTTTGCCAAAGTAGTTTTACCACTACCTGGCTGACCTGTGAAAAGGTATATCATAACTTATTTTTTTAAACTACGTTGGGCTGCTTGATATGCTTTCGATTTTTCATCATATCCCAATGCAGATTTTATTTTAATCATTCTACCCGTTTCAGGGTTTTTAATAGTTTTTTCTAAATCTTTTGGTAATAGTGATTTTAAACTTATATTATTACCTTTAATATTATTTGATTTAGTTGGTTCGTTTTTAGTTTTCTTTACCGTTGTATCATTTTTAGGTAAGGATGGTATATTATGTTGAACATGCTTAACCTTCAAAGATACATTTGGATATTTTTTAGATAATTCCTTTACTGCTGAAACATTTTTATGCGAATCATCTATAAAGAATACATCATTAACTCCATCTTTAATTTTACTTTCTATCCAATCTGCTTTCTTTTGTGGATTCGCATCTGCCAATGCTATTACATATATGTTATCCAATCCGATATCCGAAAGATATTGTTTTACCGGCTTATATGCGGCTCTTGCAGTCAATATAACAACTTCAGAACCGCCAACTCTTACTACATTTTTAAGTAATCTAGTAACACCTTTAATTTCTTGTGGTTGTTTTACTTTTTCAAAATCGGAAAAATCAAACTTATCATCATCCTTTGGCTCATACACTGCGTATTCGCCGGGGGTTAGTTTTGATTTTTTACCATCACCATGTGTTATGTATATATTCGAATTAGTCTGAACTAACGTATCATCAAAATCAAATACTCTTAATTTTTTACTATCAGCTTCGTTTAATGGATTAAATGCGAAAGCGTTTAAGTTTGAATATACTTTTCCAAACTCAACCTTCATACCATTCCACATACCTGATGTAAAGTTATTAACCATTTAATGTTTGCTTCTTTGTCTTTGGAAGTGCTTTTTCTAATTTATCATTTTCTTTGGTAAGGAACTCTACCTTAACGCTTAATGCTGCAACTTCTTTTGTAAGAGCTAAAACCATATTACGAAGGTCATCTTTTTCTTTTCCAGCTGCAATTAATAGTGCTTCCAATTTTGCAATTCTATCTTTACAATCGTGTCTGATAAATTCTTCGTCTTTTTCTTTATTTATCGCTCGCTTTTCGTAATATCTCCAAGCTCCTGTCCCACCTAATACGGTTATTGCCGTAATTAATACCGAATACATATTCTCCATAATTAATTCTTTTTCTTATACAAATAATCTAAATGAAAGAATAACATCATTATCTATTTTTAAATTTCTTACTACATGCTTTTCAAAATCGTAAGCCGGATTGATTACAGTTGCTTTAGCTATTACTCCGTTTTTAATAAAGTGTGGTTGTAATCCAGAAAAGTTATCTTGTCTGAACATAAACACATCTTTAGGAGAATCTTTTGATATTTTAATTATCTTCATCAAACCACTCTTACCAACAAAGCATCCACCTTTACAACTACTTCCACCATAAGTTTGACCTTTGGTAAATGATTCTTTTAACATTGGCTCTCTTTCACCATCATCACCATCCATTGCATCATGTACTGAATTCAAATTCTCTAAAGCGATTGTAAGTTGAGAATACATCCAAGAATCCAATTCCTGTCCTTCTTTCATTCGGGTCTCAATCATATTTGCATAATCAGCAATTCTTTCCAAATTCCCCATTGCCATATCCTTTAATCCTGCTAAAGTTTCTTCTGGCGAAGAATTATCATCACCTTCTTGCATTTTATGTTTAAGCAATTCGGTCATTTTATTAAATACTTGCTCTCCCCCATTTTCTCCTAAACGATACGCTCCACCTAATTTCTCATATACTTTTATTTTATGAGACATTGGAATTTGCTTTTCATTTACAGCTTTCCAAGCTTTTGGGTTTGTTACTTCGAATTTCATATTACTATTAATTATGTATATACGGATATAAATATTGAAAAAAATAAAGAAGTGTTAATAAATACTATACTATTTTATTAATTTCCATTTCAAATGATTGATTTGCTTGATTCCTAAAATCATCTTTTCTATCAATTCGTTTTATTAATGTATCATAATGGGTTCTATCTCTATAAACATAGTTTTCACATACAACATAATTTTTTAATTTAAATTGATACATCTGCTCACCATTTTGATTTAATTTCTCAGATGCCCACATAATAAACGTATCATCCGGCCCATAGTGTCCCATCGATTCAGGCAAAGGTGCTCTATCTAATAGTGGTTTTGATAAACAATTAAACCAACCTCCACCGAATTTCATTTTAGGTTGACCCGGCACATTATTTAAAACAGTTTCCAATGTAACATCGCCAATTTCTCCACTATCTATAAATGGATTATTTATTTTACAATATCCAACTTCCTTATTAAGAAAATTTTCATTCACTAAACAATCCCAAGTCGTATCCCATATCTTTACACATTCTGGACTGATTATATATTTTTGTAAATTATCAGTTTCAGCTATTCTATCAATACTTGCTTCAATATAATATAAGATTCTGTCATCAAAACATATATCTGTATCCAACCAAATAAAATGAGTTGCATCCTTACATTCATTATGAGCTATTCTTCTCAATGATGTACATCCCATAATATCCTCTCTGATATGGAATGAAGTTTTCCCAGCCCATTCAGTTAATGGTTTCAATTTATTAAATCTATCGATAAAATATTGCTTATCCAATTTAGAATTACTCCAATCAACCAAAAAGTCATCTACCGTAAGTGCTAAATATAATTCATAATTTTCACCTTTAATGTACTTAGATGCTTTATTTAAATCCATTAAAATTCTTTCCAAATCATCAATTTCATTTGGCATTATAAAAGTTGTAATAACTATTTTTTTCATTTGTATTTGTTTATAACTAAATTATTTAATTTTGTATTTCTATCGTATTGATGAACTAACACATATGGCGTTTCACCATTCATAATTATATCATCTTTTATTTTCAAATCCTTTGTAGTAGTCCCAACTTGTAATGCAAAATCCGAACTAATGGATATTCTATCTCGTATAAGTTCATTGTGTATAATAAAATTAAATGAGCTCTGGTCGGTGAAATGTCTTGTATCTCCCGATTGAGATACTAACCAATTTAACATCAATAATTCTTTTACAAATTTTCCCTTTCCAGCTATAACACCTACATTACCAATTGTGTTAGGTTTAATCCAATCCCAAAACATTGGTCCATATCCTTCGTGAATATTTTTGTGTCCCCATGCTTCATTTTCATATGCAACACATTCGGATGCACAAATGATTTCAGTTTTAAGATTTTCTTTTAACCATTCCGATGGATTTGTTTGCCATACAATATCTCTAACATCTGTTGTGATTATATGATTCCACTCTCTATTATCGTTTTGTAAGAACCACCACATATCTACCAATCGTTTCATATGAGGATGTCCTACTAATTCTGCACCATAACACTCCCATCCAAATGAAGAAAGATATTCAATCGTTTCGGTTGGTATGTTGTAGCATATCATTACTTTATCACCATCAAATCCACAATCTTTTAGGGATTCAACATATACTTTAATCTTTTCTGGCAAATAGTTTGCAATTGCCGATATAACTAAATCTTTCATTATCTTCCGTATTTTTGCCAATCGTTATGTTTGAATAATCCCTCACCATGCGCAACTGAATAGTTTTGTTGTGCCCACCATTTACTGATGTTTCCTTCCAATCCAATACCCTCACCTGCGAATGGTTTAACGGTATCTAAGTAAAATTGCTTTTTATACATACACGGATTATTTGTCCAATTACCATATCGAGATGATGTTAAAAAGTATTCACCAAACTGCCCTATGTATTCGGGAAATTCTTTTTTAGGGTCTAACCAATGTAACGAATCTAAAAGGTGCGGAGATGTACATCCAATCTCATCATCATAATAAGTAAGTTCTTTACCTTTATGTCTAAATGAGAAATGTGGATTACCAGGTTGCTCTCTGTGTCTATATCTTACAACATCAACACTACCACCCAATAGTTCTAATCCCGATTCCAATCTTTGATAAGTGGTTTCTTTATTCTCTATTAGATTCCAATCGTGTTCTAATATTAGTACATTTTCGGATTCGGCATTTTCAGTTAATTTTATAAATGCTTTACCAATACCAACATTTTGAGTTAAACCTATAAAATCTAATCCAAAGTGTTTTGCTATTTGGTAATCTTGCTCCGAAAACTCTTGGAATAAAATAGTAGTATCATTTACCATATTAAACAATCCATTCTGATGGTAAGTACTCAATGTATCCACTAATACTTGCCCACTATTCCAAGCTAATATTCCAATACTAATTGGTAATTTTTGCATTTCTTAAATAATTTATAAAGTTATTGTAATCTTCTTTCTTTCTATCATTCCAAATAGGTTCATCCGATGTTGTACTCATTTCAGTATCAACTCTAAAATTTCTTAATACCGCTTTAGGTGTTGGGTTTACATCTTTTATAATATTATCCCCATACCATATTTTTATGTCGTTTGGAATATCTATCCAATGGGTTTTATTCAACATAATAAAACAACCCCAACCCCAATCATTTACACCAGGTTGCCATACTTCTAATATGGGGTCACCATCTATGTTTAGGGATTTATAATTACCTTCGCCCATTCCGATGATACCGAATTGATTTAATACATTTTCGGTTATTACTTCAAATATATTTGGGTTAAAATTTATATCATCATTTATCAATGCTATTGATGTATTTTTGGCATTATGTATTCCCCAATTCCATGCTGGATTAACAAATATGTTTTCACCAAATGAAACTATTCTCATTTTACCTTCTTGAGTATCACTAATAGATGTTAAAGTATTATCTATAACGATGATTTCATCCACATACTCACACTCATTTAAATCTGAAAGTAGTCTTTTTGTTCTATTGGATTTCCAAAGTGTTGGTATTACTATACTATATTTATCCATTGTATAAATTGTTCGGGTGATATAATATTTAACATATTCCATTTATTCATAGAGTAGTGAGAATATGTTTTATAATTAGTAGTTGTTTCGTACGGAATATTAGTTCCTCTACGAATAATTCCGCAACCATAATCAGTATCAACTACTTTAATATCTAAATCAATTGTTTCAACTCTTAATTCAGCAATTGCTTTCCACACATCGCCAGTCCATTCTCCACCATGGTCATCTCTTTCTTGCATCTTTTCAGTTGTTGGTAAACAATCGTGACAAACAATAGTTCCATTATCTGATAAATGATTTAAGGAATTTTCGATATCCTTCAATACTTGGTCTGAATGATGCAATCCATCTATAAAGATTATATCAAATTTTGCATTTTCATCTATTGATTCAAAATATTCATCCGATGTTCCAATAAATGTAACCTCTCCTCGTGGAAATGGGTCAATAGACACTTTACATTCCGCATTTATCAAATCGAAATTGGATGTTGGGTCTTGCGTTCCAATCTCTAAATAAGATTTATATCCAAATTTTTGGATTAAAGTATTGATTATATCTGTTCTTTTCATTATATATTATTTAATCTTTCTAAATCATTTGAGCAAAGTATATCCGATATTTCATTTATTTTACTCTCTTCCATATCCCACCATTTTAATTCCAAAAGTTTATTGATTATATCATCATTAAATCTTTTACGAATTTGTTTAGCAGGATTTCCACCTACTATTGTATAGGGTGGAACATCTTTCGTTACTACACTATATGCCGCAACAACCGCACCATCTCCAATCGTAACACCGCTCATTATGGATACATTCGTTGCAATCCATACATCATTCCCAATTGTAATATCACCATTCGATGTTGGGTGTCCCATACCTTTCTTCATTTTTGGGAATTTGGTATCATATATATGCCCAAATGGATATGTGCTAAACCAATCTAATCTATGATTTGCTCCTAGAAACATAGTAACACCTTCTGCAATAGAGCAAAATTTACCTATTCTAATTTTTTCAGGTCCTTCGGTATGTATTATTCTTATACCATCGTGCCCGTATGTATTACTTCCTACTTCTTTCATATTCTCCAATTAATGTATCTACAACTTGTATTTGTGTGTAATTATGCAATACTTTCATCATACCATTATGTGCGATTCTCTCCCTTTCTTCTTCGTTTTCGTTATAATAGTTCATCTTCTCTATACAATCAAACATATCATTGTAGAAAACTATTTCCTCACCTTCTTTGAATATGGATTGTAATTCAGTTGTGATATTCAATCTATCAGTTAATACCAATTTGCCACAAGCCATTCCTTCGAATATTCTGCGAGTTATTTCACCCCATCTACTATTCTGAATAACCATCAAACCACTATTCAAAAATTCAGTATGTTCTTTTGGCCCCATACCATTTTTATTACCAACGGCACCTTCTGCCCATCTCGTAAGATGGTCTAAAAATTCCGAACTACCATATCCACGCGTAGTAACTGCTACATACTTCGGCTCAATATTCATTGGATATTGAACTGCTGTATCGGCGAAGTGATTTACCCATATAGCATTAATACCTCTCCTAATATATTCTTTACAACTTTCGGATGCGGGTGTGATTGTTAAATGGAATCGATTTGCTTTAGGATAGTTTCTTTCAAAGTTTTGAGGGTCATCTCCACTTTCTTGTATCCAAAAGGCAGGAACTAAATCTTTATTAAGATATTGTGAATCAAATCTACCCCAATCCATAAACAATACGATATCAGTTTGTGGTTTGGAATCTACCCAATTCTTTAAGTCGGTATCGTTTGTTTTAATTATTTGTGTTTCCCATCCTCTCTCTTTAAATTCATTTATAAGAGCCATTGGTGTAGACCACGCCTCCCCATCTTTGTAATCGTATATGAATGTTATTTTATTTTGCATATTCTTCTCTTTTAAATTCAATTAGATAATGATTTTCTCCATCTTTATTATATGGAGAATATGGTTTCCAATCTATCCCATTTTGAATAAAATTCGTTTCGGCTTTTGTTCTACTTTTACGAATACTATCCAATTTCAAGCTCTTAGCATATTTGCCGGTCATCCACCAAAAATTACCAGAATATATTCTCCAATTTGCAACAGATGTAAACAATACACCATATGTGTTGTAATTTGTTTTTTCAAAAATATTAAATACTTTCTTATTTAATTCTATATTATAATAATTCATAAGATGTCTCCAACTTATTATATTATTATATGCTTCGGTACTTTGCTTAGATGCTCCCTTTGTGTGAAGATACAAAATATAATCCAAATCACCAAATTTATGCTTATCGTTTTCTATCAAATCCAATGTAACAAACTCATTTGCATTAACTCTAACATCTCTAACATCTTTAACTTTATCAAAAATATGTGCTATGGATTGATTTTGATTTACCAATACAATTCCAACGTTTAAGATATAAGGAAAATCAAAGTGCTTTTTAATTAAAGATAATTGTTCATCTATTATGGACTCAACGCCATCTATTGCATATATGTGATAATAGATGTGTACCATTATAGAGTATCGTAATAGTTATTTTGCTTTTCTTGTCTTTCTATATTCTTTGGATGTATAATACAATATATTTCTTCTAATGGAAAATTTGTATAATTTTCAAATCCACCGATTCTTTCGTGTACGTTACCATTCCATCCAATCTGCTCTGGCTTATTTTTATATATACGAGTCTGAACATCGGGAAAGTTTACCCATCCCTTTTCATTTACATTCCAACCCCATTTTTGAATATGTTCATCGGTTAATCCCTCGACTGTATTAATACGAGGAACTAAAATAAGGTCCTTATCTACATTAGCTTCCAATAGTGCTTCCAAATTTACAATCAAATCTGGTGTAAGATATTCATCTGCATCCAATTGAAATATCCACTCACCTTTACATTGTGAGTTTAAAAAGTTTTTCCATTGTGCAAAATCGTTATTGAATTCGGATTCAATAAGTGTAATATGGTCGGCGTTTGCTTGAAGTTCTAAATATTCTATCAGTTCGGTAGGAGCTTTGGGTGTATCTAATAGAACTACTATTTCAGAATTCTCTTCTTTGTAGTTTAATAACTGATTAACCAAACGAATGGTTTCTTCGACTTCATTACAAGCCGTTATTGCGTAACTTAATTTCATTTAAATATTCTTTTAATTGGTCTTTTGGTTGCCATCCCAATCTATTTAAGGCATCATCATTAATTCTAATGGTTTCTCTATAATTGCCTTTTACATCATCAACATATTGTATAGGATGTGGTGCAAATAAACTAGCTACTTCATTCAAAGAGTAATTATGGCCTGTACCTAATTCCCAAGCATCTTCATGCGTTTCATTACTTTCAGCTATTCTAATTAACCCATCTACGATATCATCTATATGCGTAAAATCTCTCTTTTGCTTACCATCTCCGTGAATTAAAATAGGAGTATTATTTTTTACAGCTGCCCTCCATAATCCAATTACAGCGGCCATATGAGAGTCTACCAATTCACCAGGCCCATATACATTATAGAATCTAACTATTTCAGCACTCATTCCAAATACTTTCTTTTCCATTTTAATCCACTCCTCACCCATATGTTTACTCATTGCATATGGTGAAAGTTCTGGATTATGATGACGAGATGATGAACCTGCGTATATTAATTTTGAATTATTTCTATGTGCATAGCTAACAACTTCTTTAGTTCCATCGACATTAACTGAAAATGTTGTATATGGATTTTTAAAGGAGGGTTGTATTCTACTTAATGCTGCTAAATGAAAAATGTAATCATATGGAGTATCTTTAATATTATCCATAGCCCTAATATCTCCAGCTAAAAACTTTACATATGGGGAAATCTTAGCTTCAGAACCGATTGATAGATTATCAATCACATGGACTTTATAGCCTCTTTTAAGTAATTCAGATGATAGAGCGTATCCAACAAATCCTGCTCCTCCCGTAACTAATACTTTCTTCATTAATCTTCGTTATGATATTTTTTAATCTCATCATCTCCACCCGTTGTATATGGTGGATTGTATGTTGAATTTGTATAATTCCAATTAGAAGTAATTGGTGATTTGAGAATTAATGGTTTATCCTCTACTTCTGCTAATTTATCTTTTAAAATATCCCATTGTTTTGGAGTAATATTAAATTCGTGTACTCCTTCTGAAAATCCTTTTAACCAAAGGACAAATTCGTTTGATGTCATTATGTATTTCTTTTTGGTGTTTTGTTAGGCGTAAGTTGATTGATATCCATATTTAATTCTATAACTTTACCAAATCCACTAATCTTATAAGTTCGATAAGCATCGTTAGTTATTATTGGAATTCTGGATACAACATTTGTATAAAATTTCTTAGCTCCACCTTTCATTTGTAAAGTCTCTTCTTCTTCATCAACAAATTTACCAAAAAACTTTTTTATTAAATTTGGATTAACATTGGATACTTTAACTGCGTGAACTAAATTTTTAGCTTTAGATACAAACAATGTATAAATTATAGGAGCATTCGTTTCTGAATATTTCCCTTTAGTACCATCCACATATTCATATTCTTTTATAAGATAGAATTTAGCTCTAACCATTCTAGCTGGTTGAACTAAATTTCTATCATCTATAAATTTACGATATATTGGATTGTAATTAAGCATTACTTATTTAAACTTTTTAATTTTGGCAATTGCAATTGCTGAAACTTAGGTTGTATTTTGGTATAAATACCATAGTGATTTAATATTTTATCAAAATCTTCAGTCATTTTAATTAAACCAAAGTTTACTAAATTATGTTTACCCAATTTAGATGCTTCGGCTTTATACTTATCGTAGTTTTTATAAACATCTTTTATTACAGGCAGTGCTTTCGAAACATTTACATTAAACCATTGAGATTCTTTTAATAAAAATTGGTCAGCCGCAGATTCGTGTACGGGCTTTAAATCACCTTCCAATAATACAGCTCCTTCTTTTAAGAAATCTAAGTGACCACTCCAATTAGAAACAATAACAGGCTTACCCGTTAAACTGAATTCCAATAAAGGTCTACCAAATCCCTCACCCTTTGTAAAGTTTAACATAGCCTTTACTTTCGAATGTTCATATAAACCATTCATTTCAGATGCGGTTAAATCCCCATGCAATAAATAAATTGCAACTGATTTATAATCTTTACCCAATACTTCTCGTATTTTCTTAATGGTATTTTCTCTATCAATTACACTAAATCCAGCTGATGATGTTTTTAGAACTAATGCTGGCTTAACTTTTTCGTTTTTGAATGCCATTGCGAATGTTTTAATCATCATTCCCACATTCTTTCTATCCTCTCCTAAATCACCTCTTAACCAATGTCCTACGAATAAGAATGCAAAGTCTTCTTTGATTGAATCTAATTCCGTAATATGTGCAACATGCTCTGTTCCAAAATCACTTTCATCAAATCCTTCAAATAAAACATTAACTGGTTTAGTAATTTTGTATTGTCCTATTAATTGACCAGTCTTTTTATCTTGCTCATTATAAATAGTATCTACTAAACTTTTCTTTGAATGTTCGGATGGAACTATGATTAAATCCATTCTATTACATCCGTGAATCCAATCTAATGCACAATGTGTAGTTTCGATTGCGGCTGTGATACCAATGTTATAATGCCCTAATGGTTGAAATTCATTTGGAACAGTTACTTGGATATAAATATCCGGCTTTTGTTGGATGCCTGGAATGATATTATCTACTACCCATTTATGAAATTCGTTATCATAATTTAATGCATCCATTGGGGTATTTCCCCAACGAGTACTAATTACTTTAATTTCAAATTTATCCAACTTATATAATGAATGTAATAAATCTCTAGCGTGGTCACCATATCCACTTCTTGTTGCTACCGGTGCTTGAAATACTAATGTTGGTTTCATATTATAACTCTATTAACTTAAATTTTTGTTTTGGTTTCCAATTTTCAAATGCTCCCTCCATACCATCTACTAATGTTTTACACATAGCTTCTCTATTTAATAAGCCTTCTCCCATAAAGTATTTTCTTCCCTTTAATCCGGCGGCTTTTCTTTCTTCTCTTCCGATTCTATACCAATCCATAATCAATGGTGCCACATCTTCGAAATCAACTCTATCATCAAAGATATATGGAGTAGGAACTGAACCTGTTGTTGAGCGAACTGGCCAAATTGGTTTAACCCAATCTCCCCAAACTACACCCTCTTTTTTATGTTTATTATGTAATGAACCAATTTCAACATAATCATCGGCTGTCAATAATTTGCCCGTACCTTTATCTCTAAATCCACATTGGTCTTGCATACCACCTGTAACATTTAGAATAATAGGAGTTCCTGCCATTACCGATTCAGCGGTTGTTAACCCAAATCCTTCATTTGATGCTAAATTAATTGTAACATCAGCTATATTGTAAAGATAGTTCAATTGTTCTTCTGAATATTTATTTGGTAAAAATATTACATTAGAATCTGGCATACAATGTTCAATGAATGTTGGTAAATCAGTACCATGTTCTTGTACGGGTTCGGTATGCATTAACATACATACTTTATCTTGCATATCTTTGGGTAATGCTTCTCTGAATTTATCAAAAGCAAGCATAGCATCCATTGGCTGCTTTCTCCTAATATTTCTATTACTCCAATAAAGAACAAATTCATATTCTTTATCTCCAAAAACGCTTTCTTTAAAATCTTTTGGAACTTCTACTGGTTTGTATAATTCTGAATTAATACCATGTGGTACATAACTTACCTGCCAATCTTCTAATGGTTTCCAATGTGATTCCTTATCCCAAGTACCAACTCGCTTTACGATACCATATGTTTGTTTGGAAATACATCCCAACCAATCACAACTTTCATAATAATTACGATTGTATTTAGGGTCTGGCAAATCATCCCAAATATGATAAAAGAAAATTGGAACTGATTGACGTAATTCATGCTCCATTTCGTACAACCAAATCCAATAGCGAGGGTCAGTAAAGTGTAAAATTGCATCAGGCTTTTCAATCATCAATAATTGACGAATGATATCTGGACTACCATACCCATCCGATGGGTAAATCTTAACTTCAGCATCGGTGATGCCCGTTTGTTGTCTAACACTCTCATTTAAATCCAAAACTTTTCCAGCTTCAGGATGTTTAATCGCTGCTCCCAATTGAACCCAATCGTATTTATCAACTGTACCCAATACTAATTGTTTGGATACGTTTGCTATACCACTTGTCATTCTTAGGTCATCAGAAAGTAATAGTATTTTCTTTTTTGCCATAACTTATTTTGTTCTCTTAAAATTGTGAACCACTTATTTGTAAAATAGTGTATTCGTTTAATTGTTTTCTAAATTCTTCGTTTTTTGTATAAAGGTCTAAAGTTCTATTAACGAGTTTTTGGAAATTTATACCACCGTGTATTGTGATAATTTTAAAGTCCTCATCATATAACTTTTTTATAACCTTAACAGTTGTTAATTTTAAATCTGCCATAGTTGATAATATTTGTATATACATATATATACAAAAAATTATTTTCCATCACAAATTCCTCTTTGTTTAAATTCACACCAAGGGCAAAGTTTGGATGGCCTCTTTGGATATTCCACATCGGTTCTATATGAACCATCCGCATTAAATACACTATCTACGAATTCGGTAAACCCTCTCCACGCTTTATTCATAGATGGCTTACCACTAGCGGGTATGTGTCTACTAATACGGGGAATATGAAAGTCAGCCGTTTCGGATACTTTACGTTTTAGTATAATAAATTCTACTTCAATCATATCCTCCGAAATTTTCAGCATTTCTGCATAGAATTTCTTATACAATAATATTTGTGTGTTTTTTATTGGGTCTGATTTCTGATATTTACTCCACCCCTTTGTGGATGTTTTGAAATCGGTAATACGATATTTGCCAGTAGTTTTACTTCTAACAATAAAATCGATGAAACCCAAAAATTGTACATTTTCCGCTATCTTAGTATTAATTACTTGCTCAATTGCAACTAATTCATCATCTTTTAACGAAAAGAAATTATTAAAGTTTTTGGGTTTTTGGAAGTAATCCAATATAAGATACCCATCTTCTAAGAATTCTACTAATTCTTCTTTAGAACATATTGGGTCTTTGCCATCATCGGATTCTTTGATAAAGAACTCTCTCATCTTTTCTTTAAGAAAAGCCTTCGTATCCATTCCCTTATCAGCTTGTGATTTGGAGATACGAAGGCATCTACTTAAATATTCCTGCAATGTCTCATGCATTGCTGAACCAAATACAGAATGTATATTGGATGATGATTGTCTTAAATCATCTATGTAGGATAATTTGTATTGTAGTGGGCAACTGCTCCACATACTATATTGGGAAAATGATACTCTAGCCATATAACAAATATACGAATTTTATTTGAATAAACCAAAGAATTATATCTTTAATTTAAGTTTCGTAATTTGTTTTTTCTCTATACCATATATTTCACATATATATTTGATATTTTCTCTACCTTCTCTAGTTGAGTAGAGAATATCTATATATTCCAATGCTTGCGATTCCGGTACCGAATAATCTTTCTTAACTAATTCTACTAAAAATTCCTCATACTTATCTTCGGATTTACCTTTTGTATATTTTAAATACTGCTTACCTTTTGGTAAAACGCTAATATACAATTTGTACATCTCTTTTGGTTGAAGAGTTTGTGTTAGGGGTAATAATGATGCAACTAGCTCAACCCATTCCGGCTTCATAGATAGGAATCGATTAATCATAAAGTTACTCCACGATTTTAAATCCTCCTCCGATAACTTATCGAAATAGTTTGGGTCTTGTTCCGCCGTAATTGCATTAAGATGGTCGAATAACTTTTTAGCTGCCATTATTTTTCTTCGTTTGTAGTTTTCAATTCATCGGGTAAAAACTCTTGCAATGGTTTACCACAATTTGTACATAAGAATGCTTCAAATGGCATAATAGTATCTTTATCTCCACCCGTTAATAACTTAGAAGCCTTGCGAAATCTAAATCCTGGCATAAAAATAACATTACCACATTCGCAAGCAACATCTCGCGTATCTTTTAAATCAATTTGCGGTTGTTGAAATTGTTCGTTTATCATTTTATAATATTTAAAATTTGAATAATTGTGCTCATAAACACTATTTCTTTATCTACTACTAAAGCATCTTTTGATAATCCATCTGCTATGGTGAGTATCACATTTGCCGTATTTCCGGAAGCGTAATCATCTACCTTATCATATAACATAGAATACATTTCTGAATAATCATTTAATCTATTATCAGCAACTGCTTGTCTAATATTTATGAATAGATTTCGTTTATCATTTGATGATTTAAGTAGTTCAATTAACTTACTTTGAAAATTGGATTCAACCATAATTGCATGGTCTACTTTCAATTCACCTTTTGCCGATTGTAGTTGGCAAGTATTTAAGATTCTACGAATATCAGGATAATATGAACTTACAATATCAGCTACATTCTTAATATCATATGTAATCTTTTCTGCATCTAATATCTTACTCGCCTGAATTGCCACATCCTTTTTAGTTGGAGGTGTAATGGCAAATGATTGACATCTACTTTGAATCGGGTCAATAATCTTTTCAATGTAATTACAAGTCAAAATGAATCTACAATGTTTACTGAATGTTTCCATTAAGTTACGAAGAATTGCCTGCGCATTTGGAGTCATATAATCAAACTCATCCAAAATTACAACTTTAAATCCAGCGAAACCTACTGATGAAGCGAATCCTTTTACTTTGTTACGAACGGTATCGACATTATTTTCATCCGATGCGTTGATAATCATATGGTCACATTTAATTGTGTTTACGATTAACTTTGCTAATGTAGTTTTACCCGTACCCGCCTTACCATAAAGTAATAAGTGAGGGATATCGTTATTATCCAAATATTGTTGGATTGTTTCTTTGATGGTATCATTACCAACATAATCGGCAAGAGTTTGTGGGCGGTACTTTTCAACCCACAAGCTATGCTCTCTTTTATTAATATCGTTTGCGAAAAAGCTCATATTATATTATTTTCCTGTTGAACCGAATCCGCCTTCGCCTCTTTCGGTGTTATTTAATTCATTTACTTCTTCAAATTCAATAGTTGGGTGAGGGATAATCATAATTTGACAAATCCTATCACCTACTTTATATGCAAGGGAATCTAATCCGTTTTCTTTTTTAAATGTAGCTTGGATTTCTCCTCTATATCCACTATCAATTACACCAACTGAATTTGATAATATTAATTCATACTTCCTAATTGATGAACGAGGAAATACTAATCCTACAAATCCTTCGGGAATTTCCAATGCAATATCAGTTCCATAGGTAATATCAAATGTTGTATTGGATATAATTTTAGTTGCTACTAAATCCATACCAGCATCCCCACTTTTTGCATATGTGGGGATAGTGGCATCGGAATGTAATTTTTTAAGCTTTACTTTCATTTTCTTTTTTTCTTTCTAATTTTGTTTCTTCAGAAATTGGTCTTGGAAACATTTTAAATACCATTCCATTTTGTTGGAAATTTAATCCCTGTCCTTCGATTGGCTCGATTTGCATTTGTAATGGTAACGCATTTTCGCCTTCATTTGAGAATGCAAAAACTACTGGTTCATTGTTGAAAAATTGAAAACACCATTCAGCATCTACGATTTTCTTTTCTTCTGGTAATTCAACACTACCTTGCGCTTGTAATTCCTCATTTGGGAATACTTCTAATTCTTTTTTCATTTTTATTAATTTGAGATTTCTACTAAATAATATTTACATACGAACTCATCAATAATGAATTCAACGTGTGCTAACCCATCTGCTGATACATTAAGTTTAGCCGATGTTGCTTCTTTGTTAGCCGTTAAGATTTCTTTAAGATACTTAGCAGAGAATGAAATTGGTTTAACTTCACCAGCGTAACCTTTTTCACAAGTGAATGTTACTCTATTGGTAGAAATAGTTGAATAACCAATTGCCATTTTTAAATCACCACCTTCGGTGAATACAGTGAATGTATCGATATCCGATAATGCACCTTTTGCTTTGATAAACTTATCAATCATAGTAGATGCCATTTCAATACTAATACCGAATTCAGGCATTTGCTTCAAATCTGGTACAACGGGAATTACACCCAAATCTGCTAATTGATACGAAGTTTCAGTTTCATCTGAATTCAACTTTAATACAGTTGCTCTATCGCCAACCATATCAACATTTAAGGATAAGTCGTTATCCAAAATACCTAATAAATTTTTTAACAATGATGTAGTGTAAATACCAACATTGAATGGTTTTGATGTAAAGCCATTAAAATCCACTTCACCTAACATAGTTTTGTCATCCGAAATGAAACGTACAGATAATTTGTTTCCTTCTGCGTTCCATGCTACTGATTCAATAACTCCACCTAGTGAATACTTCTGAATGAATCTTTGTAAATTTTGTTTGTTCATAATCTAATTTTTAAATTTTATTTTTATTGTTGTAAATATAAGGAAATATTTTGAATGTTCCAAATTAAAATGAGAAAAACTTTTTGGCAGTTAATGCTTCGGTTGAAGCCTTTTGCCATTTAAGTGCGGTATAGAAATCATCTACCTTATTTTCCATATCCGAAACATATAATTTATCTCTATCGATGTATTGTTCTACGAAATCCATAATTTCTTTAGGGTCATTGTAATCTTTAAATGCTACGGTATCTAATCCCAATGGATTATTTTTAAGATATACCCACTTTACTTTATCTCCATCTCTAATTGGTTCGTGCTTATATGGTGCATTAAAGAATTTCAATAATCGATTATAAGTGATTCCAGCTTTAACGTGAGCGGGAGTTCCTTTTTCAAAGGAGGCAATCGATTCACCACCATCTTTTCTCCAACTACCATTATCATACTTACTCAACTCTTTGATTGCTCCACCCTTTGCTATTTTATTAACCGGAAGGTTAATCATACTAGCTTTGAATGCCAATAGTTTTGTATCAACGTATTCATTACCCTTACCCATTAGAATATCTTTCAACATACCACTCATTTGGTCCTGAAATGCTTTGGGGAATGATGAGCGAACTACATCTAATCCTTTAACATCTAACTTATCACACGGAATACCATTCTTTAATACCATCCATTGTGCATATCGTTTCTTTGCTACCCAAAATCCGGCTTTACTGATATATTCTTTCTTAATTTCAAATCTATGATTTTCTTTTGGAATAAAAAAGAATCTTTCGGCTAACATATCGTAGAATGTATTTAAGAATGTTTGGGTTTCGGTTGCGATATTATCCACCTCAACTGCCATCCTCTTTTCATCAAATGTTTTATATTCTGGGTATCTATGTTTTACCAATGGTTCTGCCATCATATAGATTGAATCGGTATCAATGTAAACATTATAGTCGTCAGTCGTTCCTAATTCTTTCCAATATTTTCTATTTGCCATTTCTGCCGTTTTCTTAATAACAGTTTGGCCCGTAACCGTAACTGCCTCTGCATTATCAATATCGTAAAACCGAAAGGCGGGAAGACCAAGAACACCATACATAGAGTTAAGAAGAATCTTTTGAACAAGCTGCCTCTTAGCATAAAAGTCATATTTTTCCGTATCACCCGCTTCACCATATTTTTTTTCTAATTTTCTAAACTCAACACGCTTTTCAAACCAATCATTTAAAATATCAGCGATAAGACCTTTCTTATCCTGTGTATATAGAACCCCATTTGCAGCTACACCCAAATTACTATCGGCAATAACTTCTTTCAATTCCTGAGTCGTATATTCGTATGTATCACCATCCTTACCCACTAACTTATATGTCGTATCCAATCCTCTAATATTGGCTTCTGCATCCCAATTTTCAATCTTACCAACTTTGGTTTCGGGACTGATATTTAAGGTCATAATGATTGATGGATATAGCGATGTTAAGTCCAAATCATAAATCCAATCATACTTACCAACAATTGGTTCTTTTACATATGCTCCAATAAACTTCTCTTGGTTATTATCCCTAAGAGCCTGCATTCTTTCCTTTCTATCTTTTGGCTTATTGGTTGCAACTAATCCTTTCTTTTTAAGATACCCCAAACAAGCTCCTTCTAACCATTTGGATGAGTAGATGTAATCTTCATATGGAACAAATCCAGCGTGACAAACTGCTCTACATAATTCAATAAATTGAAGTTTCTCATCCATCGATACAACTAAATCCACATCGACAATGTTGTATTCAATAAATTTTTCTAAATCATTTTCGAATAAATCATCCAAACTTCCTTCGTACTCAATCTTACCTCTACCCAACTCTTTGGTAGCAATGTAGTTTAGAGTATAAGATGCTTCTAATGTATATGTGTAAGTTTTATATAGATTGATGTAATCCAAAATAGCTACACCGCCAAAACTAAATTTCTCTCTATATGGAGACCAGAATGCTTGTCCAATTGGTGATAATCGTTTAGCGTTGCCCTCACCACATACATTCTTTAGTCGGTTATACAAATATGGAATATCAAAGAAATCGATGTTCCATCCAGTCAAAATGGTTGGATTGATTTCTTCATAGTAATTAAGGAATGCCTGTAATAGGTTTCGTTCGTTATCAAATATATGAAGCGTAACCTCTCTACCATCTTTATTGAAGTTTTTAGCTTTGTTTTTTACCTTTCTTTCTTTATCCAATACAAATACATCATACAACTTCGTTGCTCCATCGTGAGCCGCAATTGCTGTAATTTCATTCTTTGCATCTTTTGTAGATGGTAGACCTGATATCATTTCTACCTCAATATCGAATGTGAGAACTCTATGTCCTTTTGATGGTAAATCATTATCGTATATATCTACTAAAACTCTCGTTGTTTCTGGAACATCTGATTCAAATAAATCTTCGGCATCTTCCTTTTCCCATTTACCAATTTTGGTTAGTTTATCTCCATACATAGAAAGATACTCACCATGTGCATCTCGTTTGTATGCATACTTTCGATATGGGAAAGTTTGATATCCACTTTTATCATCCCATAGATGGATTAAATTCTTCTGTCTTTCGTAATAAATGTTTTGATACATTAAGCTCTTAGTTTTTCGTTTAATATTTTAATCATCCTACTATCGTTTTCAGATAGTTCCTTTGCTCTTTCAATTGCCTTTGTTGATAATTCTAATCTATGATTCTTATCATCTAATATCTTATCAAGCATATCAAACAAATCCTTTTTATATTTAAAGAACAACCCATTCGGGTCTATCTCTTTGTAACAATCTGATTCCTGAAATATCATAGGAGTTCCATTCATCATACAATCGGTAGCCGCTACACTCCAACCATAATTAGTCTGCCTCATTTGAATTCCAACGGAGCAAGATTGTAGTTTTTTATAGTAATCGTGCTTAGCTACTTTGGTATTATCAATCCAACTAAATTCAGGCTTACCATCCAATTGAGGCACCCAAACTTTGAAATCTTGCCTACGTCCTCTATACTCTTCCATCAACTTAATAAATGATGGATATCCTTTGTATGCAGCTGCTCTATGATTGAATACAATAACTTTTTCTTTTGGTTTAGGCGATTCGATAATTTTTGTAACATCTATTCCTAAATTCCACACTACTAATATACTACTTAATTTTTTAATAAACAAATCATTGAACCATAATTTTGCTTCTTCTAAAACTCTATCTTTTTGTTCTTGCGTATTTAGGAAGCAAGTTTCCATTTGAGATACACCCAAAAGTTCAATCGGCATCCATCTCCATTTGTTTTTTCTATCTTCTGCATTGCAAGATTTCATTTCCCACCAATGGCAATATCCAATTACATTGGTTTTGAAATCGTTCTTATATCTGCCAACTTGCGGCCAATCAGGCAAATGAGAATATATTACATCATATTCTAATGTTTCCAACAAACGATTCATATCGGGTGGATATGTTCTCATTTTAATCATATCGCCTGAAAATGATAAGATGTGTTGTTTCACATTTATCAAATTCAATTTCTTTACAGGCTGTGGTAATATGATGTTCCAAAAGAATTCACCCTCCGATTCCAATGCTTTGATGTGATTGTATATAACATCCACAAAAGAATCTTTTTCGATATTTCCAGAGTTAGTGATATTTGGTATCACTAACACTTTTCTTGCTTTATTATAATCTATACTTTCCCAAAATGCCATTATTCTCCAAGTTGTTTAAAATGTTTAATAATCTTTTTAAGATTAATTTCAGCATTCAACAAATCATCTTCTTCTTTATATTTCTTTTTAATCTTAGGTGCGCTTTGTTGTTCTAATATATAAGAATAATACTTTGATATGGTATTAAATGCTTTTGTTTTTGCTCCATCAGCTGAATTTGTTTCTAATGCTCTGATAGCTCCGGTAGTTTGATTAGTATTATTAATATGTTCCCAACTAGCGTTTACCGGCTCCGCCTTTTCGTTCCAACCACAATAAACAACCTTACCATTTACTGTATCTTCGTACCAACCAAATTCGGTTAACTTTGTAATTTGTTTTAGGGTTGCTATATGTATATCCCTCATCTCATCATTAGTACCAATATATCCCTCATATGCTTCATATGATTCTTTGAATGAAGATAACTTTTCAGTTAAAAAATATTCAGCTCTACCAGTATGAGATGTACTATACCCACCTGAATCGGTATCAGTTAATAGTTTTAAAAACCCATCATCTTTAATAACATATTCGTTCTTTGTTTCACTAACTGTGAAAACTTTATCTCCAAAATATGTTTCCATAAATAATTCTATTGATTTAGAAACATTATCGGGTGAGTTTTTAATAGTCTTACCATTGCCAGCATATAGTTGTATAAGTGTTACAAAACTATTGTAACCAAACTTGTCAGATATGATACCATCTATTTTGGATGGTGCCAATAACTTAACCTCATCTGTTTGTTTAGTTTGAGATTTTAGTTTTTTCAAAACAACTTTCAATCTACTTAGTTTTTTCTTAGTTAATTTCCAAGCTTCAATAGATGATGCTGTATAAAATTCGTTAGTAAGTTCGTATTTGAAATCAGGAATTTTATCAATACCTTCGTACTTTTCTTTTAAAAACTCAACATCCTTACCTTCCATCAAATCTGCGAGTTGTTTATACTTATCGAATCGGTCATCGTTTTTAGTAGAGAAATCTCTAGCGTTGAAATAATTATATGCAATCACCGGAACTAAACAATATTCAGGAGCTAAATCAATTAAATCTTTAAAATATTTTCTAGCATCAGAATACTCATCATTTTTTAATGCCAACTTTGCTTCAGCTACAAAAGAAATATTAGTTGATTTCATTATGTGCTGATATAAAAAGTTGATATTAGTCCAAGGATTGTTTCTATTGTTAATTGATTCAAGCTCACCAGAAATAATATCATGGTTACCAATTCGTATATGTATAGTTTCGTAATTATCTAATAAATCAACAATGCCATCTTTACCAATAATATCACAAATATTAAATTCAGATGATGCCGATTCATCTTTGATTGATTCTAAAAATACATCTAATTCTTTTGGATAGCTGGTTTGAAATGTCTTTTTAATTTCGGCAATTACATACTCCACATCTTTCTTTTTTAGAGAATCTTTTGCTACATCAATTTTAGCTTTATCAAAACTATCTTTATTAAGATTTGTATGGGTTTGGTTTAAATGTGATAATAGATTTATAATAGAAAATTCAGTTAAATTTGACCTATCGTAAGCTTCTAATGCTGAAAAATCTCTATCAAGTCTTATGCCAAATGGAAATTGATTACCAATTGCTAGATTATATGCTCTAGCTATAGCGTATCTAAAGTTATCCATTATTTTATGGATTTCTTCTTTTCTCATACGTTGTTCATCATACTTTGTAAAAAACGTATTAGATAACGAATGTTCAATTTCCAAATCATCCAACGCATCCGATTTATAGTGATTTAGTATTGTTCTAAATTGAATCATGCCATCTATCTTAATTGCTATGGTGACACGATTCTTTAAACAAAATGTTGTTACTTCTTTTAATTCCTTAATAAGTTCTTTAATAGAAGTTTCATCTATTGGTTCAAATGTAAAACTACTCTTTCGTAGATGTTTAAGTACTTTAAATGAAGAAATGAGTTTATCAAACCCGTCTTTATTTGATATATGTACACTTGGTGTATTCTTAGTTTCTGAAATTAATTGGTTAATTTTCTCGTTCATCAGTTTAAGGGTTTATATTTTATGATTTGTTATATACAAATATACGAAAAATATCCCAAATTACCAAATAATTAGGGATATTTTATATAACAGGTTGATACTCAATGAGTTATCTACCAACCTCTTTTAAATATGCTTCTTGCATTTGCTCCCACGTCATACCAATTGCATCAACGTAGAATAGTACTTCGGGTTTGATTCTACCCTCATCGTGTAGTTTTGTATATCGTTTGATGGCTTTATCCTTCCACCACTTAGTGGTATATTCGTTTCCTTTTGCAAACTTTTCATTAAGAATTAAATCCTTTTCTTCGATTTTTGATTTTAAGAACTCATTACCATTTTGGTATATTGGAGCAAAATATACACCTCTTTGAAATCCGTGGTCATAAGCGTTTCCTTTGATTCCTAATTCTTTGAAAATTGCCTGAATAATCTTTTGTTTAATTCCACTTACAGGTCCGTTCTTTTCGTAACCCATATTAGCACCATTACGTTCTCTTTCATCCATAATATGCGTCTTATACCATTCCGAACGATTTTCTTTAATCCATTGATGCCAAGGATTGTAGACCGAATCATCTGGCTTTGTAGAAATCTTACCTTTGGATTCCCCCAATGTTTTGAAATGTGGAATACCATTATATTGTGAATGAATTCCGTAAAGGGATGTTGTGCCTACTCCAACTAATGGATTATCATATTTAGTTTTCCAATATGCTCTAACTTCGGGTGCAGTTGCTAATGCTGCGATTAACTTACCACCTAAAAAATTATAACCAAATGGTTGTGTAGATACAATCGTTGTAGCAATAGATGTACAATTTAATTTACCTTTTTCAAACTTATCTTCTTTACTCCAACCAATATATTCATCTCTAACACCCAATGATGTAATATCAGAACCTAAACATATTTGCCCTAATATTTTATTACTTACTCTATCCTTAACATATATTTTTACGTTTCTGCCAGGATTTGCTGAAAATTCCATAGTATGTATTAACTTACGGATTTCAGTCCAACGAGTAGATTCTTTTGGGTCATCTTCAACGATTTCCACATAAGGGTCTAATTGCTCTATTTCAGAAATAGTCAATTCCTTATTATTAATATCAGCTGGCTTCCACAATGAATCGTAGTATGATTGTAACGCAGGTAATCTCTTCATATTAGAAACTCTATCAGCATTCCATTCAATCCACTTCTTATATAAAGTTTGTTGCTCTACTGACATTTCTTTAAGATAGTCCAAATTTTCAATGAACTTTCTTTTCATCACATCATAATCAAATGTGGTTGTGTTTGTTTCTTCGCCTGTGTTCCAAAATTTCATATTACAAATATAACTAATTAATTTTAAATTACCAAAATTTGGTATCTATTTCTGATTCAGGTGCAATTGTTTCCCACACTTGAATATCTTTGTTGAAAGCTCGAGTATCTTTTGGATATGGTCTGATTTCGTGTTTGAACGTTTTCATAATTGCTTTCTTTTCTTTCTTATCAGCCGTAACAATTTGAAGATATCTATGCTTTGGTGGCTCTTCTCTTCTCCAAAATTGCTTATATCCATCCTTACCAATTTCTCTACGAAGATGTTCTAAATTACCACTACCCCACTTTGTAAACACAGTCCTACTATGAATCCATTTATAAGGGTCATTTGATAATGAAATACCATAGTTAGGCATTAAGGCAATATCGGTATTTAATCCTTGATAAATCCAATTAGTTGCCTGATAAATTCCACCTAAATGTTCTTGTCCATTATCTGCATAAGAAATAAGTGCTTTAATAGCCTTATCGTTTTCTCTAAACCATTTGAATGATTGTCCCATTGCGTATGATTCAATATTAGAGCCATATCCATCATCACAATATAAACGAGTCAATTCTAATACATTATCTTTTGTAAGTAAATCTGAAATAGAAGTTGCTGCCCTTGCCCCAACGGGGAATCCATAAACTAAACATCCAATTAATTTATTATCTTCACCCAATGCATTAGTTTCATCCATTTTATAAAAAATACCTAAAGCATATCTACAAGCTGTCCAAGCGTGTGTGTAGTGCTTCTTTACGATGATATCTTTAGCTATATCTTTACTGATTGGTGCGATATATACTTTGGATGTATCACAATAGTTTTTGCCTTCTTCTTTCATAACTTTATTTTATTGGCTCTAATTTGAGTATCTCCTCCACAAATTCCACATTTAATTTTGGATATGGTAGGGATGGGTATTTCAATGATTTAAATAATTTCTTTTTTTCTTTACCATACAATAGTATATAAACATACCTATGTTTGCGTGGTTCTTTTTTAATCCAAAATGGGGATGTTACCATTGTTTGAATTATCTTTGGGTCATTCGTTCCATACTTCACATAAGATGTTCTGCTATGATGCCACTCATCAATCTCACTCCATTTAAAAGACCAACTATCATTTGGTCTGATTCGATTTCCCTGATATACCCAATTAGTTGCTTGATAAACAGTTCCCAAATGTCCAACTTTTGGGTCTGAATATGATACCAATGCTTTAATGTGTGGTGCGTTTTCTCTTAACCAATTAAAAGTTTGTCCTACAAACCAACTCTCAATATTACTACCATATCCATCGAATACAAATAAACGGGTTAGTTCTAAAACCTCCGTTCTATCCAATAGTTCCGAAATAGATGCACCCGAATGTCTACCAACCGGGTCACCATAACACGCTACTCCAATAAGTTTTTCATTTACTCCGCCAAAGAACTTGTGTTCATCATTAGAAACATAAAACAAACCAATAGCATAGGATACTTTTGTCCATATACCACTATAATGGTTATTAACAATAATATCCTTTGCTATATCTTTGCTTACTAATCTAATTGAAAGTTTGGATATATCACAATATTCTTTTCCTTCTACTTTCATATAACTATTTTACCCAATCATTGAATGCTTCTTCGAAGGCAGATACTCTATCTCTCTTTGGATTTTCTTCCATAAGTTGTTTAGCAGCATCTAATACTTCTCTCCATAATCCATATGAATTGGCTTCTAATAGAATCTCTTCGATTTGTTCTTCAGCGGTCATAACCTATTGTTGCTTTTCATATGGCCACTTAATCATATGTGTCCACGTTTGGTTTGTAACTATTTTTTTGATGTTAGCGGGAGATACTCGGTAGTTCCTAGCAATAACATTTATATTCCTGTGACCTACTTTGTATAGTTCTCTGATTTGCATTATCTGCTCTTCAGTCAATTTGTGCATTGGATGCGCTTCTCCTCTTAACATACGTCTAATATAACACTTTTTTTTAACAATCACAAATATTTTACTTTAAATTTTCATTTAGTGAATTAATATATGTTAATTTTGATTGTACTCCGGCGAATCTATCCACCTCTACCCCATTCTTTTCAACTACTACTGTTGGAACTGAACGTACGCCATATTTGGTAGCCTCATCGTATGCCACATCTACATCATACTCTTCGAATTTTACATTGGAAAATTGACCTTTGATTTCATTCATTACGGGAGCCAATGCTCTACATGGTCCACACCATGCTGCACTAAATTTCTTAACTGTTACCATTTGTTTTATTTTTAAATTCATCATATGCATCCAATAAGGAGTCTACAACCGGATGTCTATGATTTGTTAATAATGTTTGTGAATCCATATCCTTAATCTTCTTTGCAGCTGATAATAAGAATTTAAATCCACTATCTCCTTTATACTTTAAATCTACTTGCTGTGTATCACCACATACAACCATTTTACTTCTTAATCCCAAACGAGATGTAATCATCTCCATTTGGTCATTGGTACAATTCTGAGCTTCATCTACAATAATAAATGCATCTAAGAAAGTTCTACCTCTCATAAATGCAAGAGGTACAATTTCAACCTGCCCAGTTTCTAAAATCTTATCAATCTTTTCTTTGTTATACAATTGATAAAAATTGGAATATACGGGTTGCATCCACGGTTCCATCTTTTCTCTTAAGTCACCTGGTAGGAATCCAATCTCTTCTTTACTTACCGTAGGACGAGTGATGATAATTTTATTTACAGTCTTTTTGAATAACATATCTAATGCTACTTGGCATGCTAAAAGGGTTTTACCACTTCCCGCTTTACCACTTAGAATGGTTATGGCGTTATTGAGAATTTTTTCTTTAGCTTCTTTTTGCTCTACATTTAACTGAATTTGGAACTTAATTGGTCCCTTTGGTTTATCAGTTTTTTCTTCTCTAATTTTCTCTGTCAATTCTTTGAATTTTGTTGATTGATTTTCAGCCATATTATTTATTATTTACCTCTACCAGATTTTTTAATCTGATTTTGCTTTGGTACTATTTTAGTTTGAGAAGTTTTAGTTCCTTTCGAATCTATTACCTTCTTATCATTTTTGTTACTAAAAAATTTACTACTCATAATATTAATTGTTTAATGGTTTAACCTTCGCAACTTACACAAGTCTCATCCATTGCTCTAGCGGCAATATCGCCTCTTAGTACCGATTCGGTTCTCATATAGTAAAGAGTCTTAACACCTTGCTTCCATGCTTCCATATGAATTTGGTTAATCCATTTTGGTTCTGCGGTTGCAGGAAATGCTAAATTCAATGAAACTGCTTGGTCTATATATTGCTGTCTTACACCGGCTTGTCTTACTAAATCCAATTGGTTTATTTCCTTAAATGTTTTGAATACATCTTTAACCGAACTACATCTATGAGCACGTTCATCAATTGATACTTCTTTACATTCAACTAATTTGCCATCTGAAAAACACCATTCATCTAAGAAGTCCAAATCTTGTACCGAACCACCATCTGCTAAAATTTTATCCCATACTTCTTTGGTATTCTTACCCATTTTGCGGAGTACTTTTTCCAATTCAGGATTCTTTCTAATAAATGTACCTTTTGATGTTTGCTCCGTAAATACGTTAGCTGCCCAAGGTTCAATACCACTACTTACATTACCACTCAATTTAGAGTTTGATACCGTAGGTGCTACTGCCCTCAAGTGAGTATTTCTGAATCCACTTTCTTTACACCACAATGGTTCACCATATTCGTTTGCTAAATCTCTACTTGCTCTTTCAGATTCAATCTTAATGCCAGAGAAAATCTTACGAGTTTCGAATTGAGCTTGCAATCCTTCAAATGGTAATCCTTTTTGTTGTAAATAAGTGTGCCATCCTAATACACCTAATCCTAATGCTCTACCTCTTTCTGCTGAACGAACTGAATTCTCAAATCCTTTCATATTCTTAGCTCTTTGTAAGAATTCTTCCAATACACCATCTAAGAAAATAGTAGATGTATAAACTAAGTCGGTATCTTTCCACTCATCGTATTTTGCTAAGTTCAAAGAACTCAAACAACAAACAAATGAATGTTGCTCATCCGTATGTAAAACGATTTCAGAGCAAATGTTAGTCATATGAACTTTTAAACCATTCTTTTTGTACATTTCAGGGTTTGCTTTATTTACATTACCTTTGTACATAATATAAGGTTCACCAGTTGCTTTACGTTTCTGAAGTAACTTACCCCACTTACGTCTAGCTTCCGAATCACCTTCTTCAACCTTCTTCATAAATCTATCACTAACTACAACACATTGGTGTAAGTTAAGTGATTGGCGATTTACATCTCCCTTTGGTTCTCTAATTTCTAAGAAATCTTCGAAATCTTTATGTTCGATTTTAATGTTTACCGATGCTGCTCCTCTACGAACGCTTCCCTGATTGGTTGCGAGTATCGTAGAATCGTAGATTTTAGCAAATGGTACAATACCATCAGATGTTCCATTGCCAGTGATTTTAGAACCGGCGGGTCGTATCATATTGATTCCAATACCAACACCACCTCCGTGCTTTGCTAACAACATCAATTCTAAGTTCTTAGAACCTATCTCATATACACTATCACCAACATCAATACCAAAGCAAGAGATTGGTAATCCTCTATCAGTACCTGTGTTTGATAATACCGGTGTTGCTAAACACAACCAACCCTTCCAAATGTAATCAAAGAACTTTGTTGCCATTTGTGGTTTATCCAAACGTTTGGCAACTGCCGTAGCAACTCTCCAATATGCATCTTTAGGTTTCTCACCCGCTTGTAAATATGTTTTAGATATAGTTTTTACATATATCTCATTGTTTCCCCACGATGGGAAATCAACATCTACTTCCCATCCGTATTCTTCTCCGTAATTTTTCATAACTTTTTTATTTAAAATAAATCATCCCAATTTTCACCTTCACCTGCTTTACTATAATCCGTAGGCCTCATAGCAAAGAAGTCGGTATGAGTTACACCACCTGTTAAGTGATAGAACCAATCTAATTCAGATGCTTTTACTTCATCAAATTCAAAATAATCATCACCACCCTTAATCGGGTTATATCCTAATTCACCCAACTTCTCATTAACTCTTTTTGTAATAAATTCTTTTAGGTCATCTTTTTTAAGATTCTCTAAATCCCCCATTTCAAAAATTCTATCAATAAATTTATGTTCCAAATCTCTAATGATTTCAGCTGCTTTGTAAATATCAGCCTTTGCTTCTTCTAACAATTCAGGAAACTCATCACACATATGTCTGAATAATTGGCAACCCATCTTTGAGTGAAGTGATTCATCTCTCACACTCCACTTCATTTGTTGTCCGATACCTTTTAGTAGGTTTCTCATTTGGAATGAATACAATACAGCGAATGATGAATACAATGCTACACCTTCAGCGAATGCTGAAAAGATTGCCAATGAACGAGCTACTTCAACTCTAGCTTTATGGTTAGTATCCAAATCTTTTGGAGTCCAATCTGCCGTTGTATTTGTTAATAACTCAAATCTTTCTTTCATAACTTCATCATGCATAAAGCCTGCGAAGTCATCTAATCCTAATGTTTCATTGAGATATGAATATGCTACCGAATGTATTGTTTCTTGCGAACCAAATGCCATTGCCATCTGTCTAATCTCATGCTTTGGAAACCATTTAGTAACCATACCAGTCCAATAATCTGATACTGCACATTCGGTTTGAGCAAATCCCAAAAGAATATTACCTACCAAATGTTTCTCTTCCTTTGTTAAATTCTCATTCCAATCCTTCACATCACCTTGCATTGGTATTTCGGTATGTAACCAAAATGCCTGCATTTGTTTTAACCAACCTTCATTGTAATAATCCGGATATTCGAATGGTTTAAAAGGAATTCTTTCAGTAAATAATTTGCTCATTTATATAATTTTTTATTAGAGTTGTAGGTATAACTATTCATCAATAATTAAAATTTTCTCTTTTCTTTAGAAAACTTTATATGACTTTTTGTCAGTTATCCCATGTTCTCTACATACTTTTTGTGTAATAATTTTTTCTCTAAATTCTCTCCGTTTTTAGAGTCTTTTGTTGCGATTACCCCATCCGCAGAGTTAGCTGCAAATACATCCATTACACCATGAAATGTATCAATCTTTGAAGGAAATGTCATTCCATCAGGTCCAAATCGATTCTTAACGATGTGAATACGACCTGTGTTTGATAACTTATCCTTTGTTTTTCTACTAACACTCATAATGAAATCGGCGGTTTGAACTTTCTTATAAGAATCTCCAACCGAATCTGCTCCAATCACTTCGTGGTCGATAGCTGCTCTATTAGTTTGTGTTGCAGTCCAAATGGGAATTTGTTGTTCACCACTCAAACCTCTTAACTCTTCATAGATTCCACCTAACTCAGCGTACAAACCATCTCTATTACTACCACTTTTTAATAAATCGGCGTAATCGATGATGATTAAATTTGGATTAAATCCACTTGCTCTCAATTTTTCGATATGAGCTGATAGAGTTTTTGATGATGCGAATTGTGGTGGATAGTATTTGATACGAACTCTACCTGGAGTGTTCTTAATCTTACGAACGATTTCATCTTTACGTTCTTTATGCTCCGATGTTTGGATACCTGTAAGAATTGTGGTATATCTTTGTCCTACATAACTTTCGGATAATTCCAAAGTATAATGTAATACATTTAATCCCTTTTGAACTGCCGAACATGCTATCTTTGATAAGAACCAACTCTTACCAATTCCAGATGGTGCCATCACAACTCCTAATTCGCCTGGTCCTAATCCTCCATCCATTAATTCATCAATGACTTCCCACCCAGTCGATACTGAATCTCGTTTGACATCTTCCATAATCAATTCGAAATTATCGATGTAATCTAATCCTAAGTCGTTTTCTACACCAACTTTAGATGCCGCCATCATCGTATCTATAATCTTATCGTAGTTTCCTGCTTTGAGTAAATCTACCGATTTTAAAAGAGCATCTTTTACTTTTTGATTCTTAGCAAATGTAAGATATTCTTTTTTAACGTATGGTAAATCTTCCGCACCTATTTGTAAATAAACATTCTTTAATTGCTCAATTACAGTTTGCTTTAAAGCCTTATCTTCAACAACGCCAACTTTAATTTTAAACACTTCCATTGTAGGAACTGTACGGAATTCATTGAAGTATTGTTGAACTTCTTCAATAATCCATTGATTGGCTTGTGATTCAAAAAAAGCTGGTTTAGTTATTTCAGTTACCTGTTCTAAGAACTTTACATCTGATATAAGAGAAGCAACAACTTTAGATTGATACGATTGGCCATATTTGACTAGTGTATCTGTTGCTTCCATTATTTCTTAGTTTTCTTTCTTGCTAATTTCTTCTCTTCGATTGATAATTCTACTTGGTCGGTAGCTTGGTCGGTAACTTGGTCGGTAACTTGTACACTCTTTGGTTTTCGAGTTGCCAATTTCCATTCCGATTTTGGGCAGAACGCCCATACTTTGGTACTTACTTTGGTATCTGCTTCGGAGTCTGTTACTCTACGGATTGTACCAACTTTATTGTCTTTTGTTTCTTTTACTACTTTAATACACTTCATACTGTTTGTCCATGTTTAATTTAAAAAATTTATTTTAATACCATTAAGATTTCTGATTCTCTTAATAATGTATATTTTTCTCCGTTGATTTTTACTTCAACTCCCTGATGGTATGGTGGTAAAATTACCTCATCACCTTCAGCTACAGCCATTGGAATTAAAACTCCACCTTGCGTATAAATACCCGGCCCCGCTTTAATAACTTTTGCTCTTTTAACATCTTCTAATTTAGCGCTATCTGGAATAATAATTCCACCTGCGGTTCTATCATTTTGTTGTTCTGTTTCTTTTAGGAGAACTCTATCTCCAATTGGATGTGCTACTTTGTCTGCCATAACTTATTTTTTAAAATTTACTAATATGTGAAAATGTCGATTGTAACCAATCGTTTACATTAGGAAATGCATCTAACATACGATGTTTTAATCCTAACTTTAGAAATGAATGTTTTTCAAATTTTGGTGTTGGTTCATCAAACCTATCCATTATTTTTAAACGAAGATTTCCACTAAACTCTGGCTCCGATAACTGCATCAATTTACGATTTCTTTTTAAGATTTCCAAATTATTTTGAAATAACTCATGCGCTTTTATTTTCTTTGGTAGAGTTTCAATGTATTCTAACATAGATTCGGTAGTATGTACGGTTTCTTCAGTTAAAATTGGAAATGCTTTGATGATAGTTTTTGCTCCTAAACCTGTAATACCTTCTACATTATCAGATTTATCGCCATCAATCATTCTGAAATTGATAAAGTTATGTGGATGAAATCCGTATTCTTCTTTTACTTCATCAATTGTGTAAATCTTTTTCTTAGATGGTGAATATGCACTAACATCTTTGTTCACCAATTGAAGGAAATCTTTATCCGAACTCATTATAACCACCTTTTCGTTCTCTTTCTTCAATGTAGTAGCTATGTAAGCCATTACATCATCAGCTTCGATACCATCGTAAATCATAATAGTTACAGGTAAAGCAGATAAAAGTTCTCCTAATCCAGTCATTTGACGTTTCATAGATGCACTTTCTTCTTCGGGATTCATTTCAACGGTAGCGGCTCGATTCAATCTCATTTTGATTTTGTTCTTACCTCTTTCGGATTTGTATCCTGCGTAAATTTCTTTTCTGCTATTTGAACCTCCCTTACCATCGAATACAACTACAACTCGTGTGGGGTTAATTAAACGGATGGCGTAGCCGATACTTTTTAAAGTACCGACTATTCCTCCAATGTGGTCACCATTATCGTTTAGATTTGGTGCAGTTGACCAAGAACGAATGAATGTATTAAGTCCATCAATAACTAAGGTTTTAGAATTACGTTGTAAATCTCCAAAACCTTTATGTTCTTCATCTATTTGTTTTAGTATATCTAAATACTTCTTATTAATCTGACTCATTTGCCTCGTCCGTTGTTATTTCAACTTCATCCGTTGCCGAATTTGTTTTATATTGTAAAATAGTTGCCTCACAAATCCTACGATAGATTTGGTCTTTTAGTTCTTCATTCTCTAACATCTTAGCGAATTCTTTGGATTGAAATTTGGTAATTTCGCCCGTATCAATATCAATGTATTCATACCAAGCACCCGCTTGCTTTAAGATTTTGGCATCTTTCATAACTGCTAACCACCCTCCGTAGTTATCAATACCTCTATCAAAGAAGATATCGAAATCTGCGTGTCTTAATGGTGGTCCCATTCTATTTTTGATAACTTGCGTACGAACTTTGATACCAACAATTCTATCACCAACTTTCAATTGCCCCATACCCTTTAATCTCAATCTAACAGATGCGTGAAATGCTAATGCTTTACCACCCGATGTTGTCCAAGGGTCACCAAACATTGCGTTCATCTTCTGTCTTAACTGATTTGTGAATATAAGTGCAATAGATTGTCTACCAATCATATTAGTAATCTTTCTCATTGCTTTTGAAATGATAATAGCTTTATCAGTTGCGTAACCATCTTTATCATAATCAGCTTCCATCTCTTTCTTAGAAGATGCTGCTGCTACTGAATCGACTACGATTGTAACTAATCTATCTTTATCACCCGTTCTTACTTTCTCAATAATTGTTTCACACGCTTCAAAGATACCTTCAACAGTATCAACTGAAACGTAAAGTAGTTTTGAGATATCTACTCCAATTGCTTCTAAAAATTCTCTACTTACTGCGGTTTCCGTATCAATTAGTACTGCAACACCACCCTTCTTTTGGGTTTCTGCTAAGAGATGGGCGGAGAGCAGAGATTTTCCACTCTGCTCTAAACCCGTTATCTCACTAATACGGCCAACCGGCAAACCACCATAAGGGCGATTTGAAATTGCTACGTCTAACATTGCGTTACCCGTAGATAACCAATCCTTAACGTTGGTAGGAGCATCGCCCCCATCATCATCTAAGAAGTAGGCAATCTTACCATCCTTATTTTGTTTGTTTAGAGAATCGGCGAGGATACTCGCTAAATCTTCTTCTCTTTTGGCCATTTGTAACTAATTTTAGTTGTTGAATAAATCATCGAATGCCGATGCTACATCATCTTTCGGTGCGGATTGTGGTGCTACTGCTTCTTCAGTTTCCCAAGGTAAATCAGCCGGTACGTTAGCTGCCGGTGGTGCCGATTGGAACGATGGAGTTGATACAGTTGGTTGTGATGCTACTGGTGTAGCTTTTGGTGCTTCCAATGCTTCGTTAACAGCGTTATCAGTTCCATTAGCAGGTGCCGATGGGTTTAACCAATTTTCTAACACACCTTTCAATTCATTATAAGATAACTCTGAATATAATTCAGTAATATCTTTTTGGTTTTCTAACACACTTTGAATTGCTTCAGGTGAATCAGCTACCTTTGATTGAGATGGTTTAACACGAATGGTTGTTGTTGGATAAGCTGCATTTGATTCTTCAGCCGAAACAATTTCCAATACGATATCTCTACCATTTAATGGGTCGGTGATATCTCCGTAATCCGGGTCAGCGATGTAACCTAAGATGTCCTGATAAACGGTCTTACCAAATCCCCAAAACTTAACACCTTCGTTCTCCTTACCTCTTACGATAACGGGTGCGAATGTTCTTAATTTCGGCTCCATCTTCTTACCTGCTTTCCAATCATCGGTATCGCCTGTACGTTTAAGTTTTTCTGCAAACTCAACAATAGGGTCAGGTCTACCAAACGAAATTGGAGATAGATAAGTTTTGTTGTTAATGTTGTAGTGAAAGAATAATTCAATGAACGGAATGTCCTTATTGAATTTGTAGGGAACTAATCTAATTTGATGTTTTCCCGGCGTTGGTTTCCAAAGTGAATCTGATTTTTTGGAAGTGTTTTGTAACGAGTTGAATCTCGATAGGGCAAGTTTAATGTCCATTTTGTTTTTGTTTTAAAGTTAATAATTGTTTTTAAAGTTGAGGTTTATATCGATATTACCTATATCTAAATATAACCTTTTTATCTTTTGTTGTATCAAATGTACAACTATTTTTTGAATATTCCTAATTATTTTTCAAAATACTTTACATCAATCCCAGCTTCTTTAAACATCTGAATTGAACGTTCTGCCGAATCTTCCCAAACCTTATTCCAAGGCTTATTACTTTTGGAAAAAACTACTTTTGATATGCCAGCGTTGATAATACCTCTTGCACAATCGGCACAACTGATATCACAAGTCATATACATTGTAGTATCTAAAGTGGATACTCCAATTCTAGCTGCATTATAAATTGCATTTCTTTCGGCGTGTTCAAACCAATAATATTTTTCAGGTCGTTCTTGTCTTTCTTGCAAATCATCGTTTATACCTCTCGGAAATGAGTTATACCCAGTTGATACAATTTCATTATCTTTACCAACTATTACAACACCTATTTGTGTTTTTTGGTCTTTGGATTTTAATTTGATTTGCTGAGCTATGTTTATAAAGTATTCATCCCAATTCATTACTTTGCCCATTTACCTCGTTGAACAATTTGTGCGATTACACCATATACCGATAAATCTTCATAAGTGTCTTGAATTGATTCACCCACTTCATCTGGTTGACCTAATACTACTAATTGTTTTAAACGTTGAACTTTATCATTGATTCTAAACCATAATCCAGTCAATGATAACTTAACATCATCTTTAGTTTCCAATGCCGTTCCTACGGAAATGTTTCCAGGTCCATAATTACGTTGTTTTTTACAAAACGTAACATACATCTCATCTAAAATGTTTTTGAATTCCTCACAAGTTTGAGGATAAGTGTGTTCGCAATATTGAATTGCAGATTCTGCTTTGATTTCTGACATACTTTATTTATTATATTGTTTCTATGTTTTTATGTTAGAACAAATATAATAAATTAATTCGGAATTTCCAAATTAAAAAGTATCAATATTCAAATCTGATAGATTTAAAGTTTTGTAAACTTTTGTAGGTATTTGTTTGTAGCCGTAGTTTGATGTGGTGATTATCGAATTTCTATAATCTTCCCAATTTAATTGATATGAATTATCCAATTGACCGCCTGTCTTAGATTTAATAACTTCATTTAAGGCATTAATTGTATATATTGTATTAGATTGTTTCTTTCTATGAACTAAAATAGTTTTCCATTGAGAATCTATTGGCGATGAACCTTTCTCTACATTGAATGTAATAAATAAATCATCTTCCTTTACTTTATTTTCTAATATGAAAATATTTGGATTTATTAATACATAATTTTGTATTACAAATTGTAAAGATATATCTAGCTCCGCTCTATATGTAAATAAACATAATAGTTGTGTATTCATTTTTTATCGTCTTTTTTTATCACAAGAAACAATGTGCGATGGATTAACATTATTTGGTGTCATCCATTTTTTGCCACCAATTGTACTAAATTTAAAACCTGGATTATATGACCATCCCATACAACATTTTTTAATAATGCCATCCAATTCTTCATTAACAACTACTCCCGTTCTTTCGTTTACTTTACTTCTTTCGTTTGAAAAGTAATTAAAATCGGTATCATTGTTATTTATTTCTTGTATAGTTGCTCCAGATAGTGTATGTAATTTTAATAATCTTTTATATTCAACTTTTGATTTTGCGTCAAATGGACCTACTCCATTTCTCATAGCAGTTTGAAATGCGTTCTCAGCCTGCTTCTCAGCTTGCTCCATAATTCGTTTATAATCATCTTTAGATATGATATTATTATCTAAAGCCCATTTTATATGATTATTAATTTCCTTTTCTTTGGCGGAAATTTGTGTAGATGATGGTGGGTATGTACCATCTTTACTTTTTCCATATACAAATTGATGGGTTGATAATAAACTATTTAATACATTTTTTGTATTTTTGTTTTTATATTCAGTTTGTTCTACTTTTGAATCACTCTGACCTGCTCCACCTTCTGCAAATTTAACACTCTGACCACCAACTAACACCATAGATGTTTTAATCATCTTAAAATTATCAGCTATCGATTTTGCAACATTACCATTTTTAGATAATTTTAAATTTGGCTCTTTAAATGCTATTACATCGGATACCTTAAATGTTTCAGATGATGGTAAAAATGCATGATATCCTCTACCCAACATTTTTGCAAATACCAATACTTCTAATAAATCGGGTACAGCTGTTCTAAAATCTTTATTAAGAGTCATTGCCCCCAATACATCATCTACTTCTTTTTCAAAATTTGGATTACTTCCATTTTGATTAAACTTAATACTATTGAATTTATCCAAAATACTCTTTTGTTCTTTTGTAATAGCTCCGTTTCTTTGGAATAGTTCTGAAAACTTATTTGTATAAAGTTTCTTAACGTTATCAAATGTTTTTACTCTACCTTCCGGTGTAGATGTATCACCAAAGTCAACTACCTCAAATTTACCGGCAGTTGTCATCATTTCCAATTGTTTATTATATCTTCTTAATGCTGCTATGGCTGTTTTGGCTTCGATTTGAGCATTTGGTATTCCCAATTTATTGAGTTCCAATGCTAATTCCTTTTCTTTTGGTATAGAAATTGGTTTATGAACGACTCCTTCTAATGTAATAGAGCCATCCTTTCCCTTATCCGCACTAATTGTTTTTCTAGCTTTAGTTATTTTGTTTGCTACAACTTCTTTTTTACCTAACGCACCTTCTTGTGCTTTTGTAGATTGTAAACCAAATGATTGTGTAAGTTGTTTAAGCGCCTCTCTTTTAGTAGCACCAAATTCAACCTTTTTGTGTTTTTTAAACTCACCAGGTGTTACGTTTGCTATATATAATGTAGCTTCACCTTCTTTATCTTTAAATGCTACAAACTTTTGTAATAAATCTTTTTCTTTCGCATTAACCTTTTGGCCTGATATCATTTTTTCAAATCCACCAACTAAAGTTTTTATTCCTATATCTCCTAAACTCTTCTTTAATTCGGATGAAAAATCCTTTTGAATAACCTGTGCTAAAGCGGCTGTTCTTTTAGAAACTTCTTCAGGTTTTAAATTTAAATCAGAAGTAGTTGGAGTTGGAGTAGGTTTTACTTTCGGTTCTGATTTTGTTGGAAACACACTTGCTCCCTTTCCTTTACCAAATACATTAGGTTTTTCCTCATCATCGGCTGTGGCATCTACTGTTGTTAAATCATCTTCACTATATCCACCTTTATCAAGCATATTACTAGCTATTCTAAATGCCTGTGATGATTTTTTGTATCTTAGAGCGCTATCTACTTTTACTAAGTTACCCGTTTCTGGGTTTTTAAATGTAGTAGCCAATAGTTTTTCTAAACTTTGCTTAGCTTCTAATGCCAATTGCTTTGCATTAGGTACACGATTTTCTTCTAAAATGATTATAAGTTCATTTAGATGTTGCTCGTTTGTTAAATCAACTATTCCTTGTGGGATTCTGTAACTTAATTCCAATAATATTTCTTCGAAATTTGGAGTCATTATTTATTGCGTGTTTGTTCCTATATAATTATATGATTATAAATATAAACTTTTATTTAATAACCTCTAAATTATCGTAATTAGTTCCCTCATATGATTTAACGGGAAACCCACCTCTTTCCAACGTAGTAGTTAATTCATCTAAAAGGTGTTCTCTATCTTGCGGATGTACATCAATTAAGAACGCATCGTAGGTATATAGTATCATTTTTGACTTTCTATTCTCACACCACTTCAGTACTTCATCAATCTTAGTATAATTAATTTCAGTTTCTAACGCCTGAAGTAAATAGTTGAATACCTTTTGTTCGTTCGCCGCTTCGATTCGTTGGAATGGAATTTCCCTCTTATATAGAGGCGTCGTCAATTTTCCCGAAATTACGAACTTTTGGTAAACCGATTGAATGTATGCATCTACCTTTTGAAAGAATGGAATGGTTTTAGCAAACTCATCCAATCCCCCATAAAGATATCGGAATGATAAGGCTTTGGATTCTTCGGTCGTAACCCCATAATATTTTGATAGATGTTGGTGTGCCGTTTCCCCTTCCGGAAATACATACCCAACCATCTTACCAATGATACGGATGTGATAGGACTCGTAATCGAATTGAATCAAAGTACCCCCATCAAACCTACTCACTATATTACCCCTACTACCATCGGATTTATTCATCGCAGCCCAATTCACATTAAGATGGCGATTACTCGGTCTACCCGTTACCGTATATGGATT